ATATTCTTTTGCAATTGCAATGCCCGGAGATACCGGTGGCGGGTTTACCATATCACATGGTAGAAGTCATGTAGCAGGGCAATTGTCTTATTTGCGGGTACTGCGTACGGCAGGGGAAGCAATACTCGACTTTTGTGCCCAACATGCTCCTAGCTCCATCGATGTTACTGGGTATGACATAGAAATGGGTAAAGACCTTCAAAAGACACGTATATATCGCAGCCTGCTTCAAGCTAATGCTGCTAAATTAGCGGCGGCCGGTTATCGCATATTGGATCGCAGCGGAAAATTATATTTGGTGGCGCAAGGTCGCTATGATGCAACGGGAATTGAAAATGATTAAATTACGCAACATACTAACGGAAATCACATTAGGGTCTATTAAACCCTATGCAACACAATGTGTGTGGAAAGACGATTTTTACCTGGGACAAACATATTATGAGTCTGGATTCTCGGCTGAGGGTCAACCCGTAACAATGACTTTAAGTCCCATACGCGCGGCGGATGGAGAACGAGAATATATATTCGTATTTACAACGCAGAATCGTTGGGGCATGCAATCTTATTCACATGACTCTTCTGTGGCACGTGGACACATAGATTATCTACGGCTAATACGTACTGTCGGAGATGCCCTGCTAGATTTTTGTGCCCAACATTCTCCCGATGCTATAGATGTATCGGGCGGAGATGCTGATGTGGCCGCGAAACAAAAAAAGAATCGCATATATGCTGCATTTTTACGAGACAATGCTACTCGTTTGGCGACAGCGGGGTATACGAGTCTAATGCGCGGAGACAGTCTTTGGATAGTACGAAAATCCAATGCTGATGCAACGGGTGTTGAATAATGTGCGGACATGTGCGGGCCTGGAAATGATTTGTGCGGGCCTGGAAGGTCGCACTAACGTTCTAAATGATTTACAAACGTACTATATTTATAATAAATTTTAGGAAAAGAAATGGGACTTAAATTAAAAGCACTTTTAGAAGGATATGCGTGGGAACGTAAGGCAGATGGATCTTTGCCTACCCTTAAGGATGCAATAGCAACACACGCAGCCAATATAGCCGAAACAGAATATAAATATGCTGGACGCAAAGTGACTATTGATAAAAATGGTACTGAAGATCAAACTAAGTGGAAAGTAAAATTTACGGATTCTGATAAAACTGTTGATTATGTAGATGCCGTTGCTAACATTACACCTAGACCAAAAATGAATGAACCTAGATGGCAGGATAATGATGGTGATGGTAAATGGTATGAACCAGGCGATGATGTAAAAGAAATCACCGAAGGTCATAATGATCACAGCATATTAGATATGATTTCAGAAGCTGAAAACATTGTGCAAAATTTACGTCGCAACATGGCTACTAATAGTGTATTGCAACGTCAAGAGAAAATGGGTTATCTTAAAGCTTATGATGAATTGTTAGACATACTTAGTGATATTGGCGTATCAGCAGAAATGGAATAACATGTTTAAACTTAAATCTTTAATTGTTGAACAAACGGACCGTGCTGATTTAGTTGCATTACAAACTATCTTAAATCAACAGCAGGATATTTTTATGCAAACTCTTAATAAATTAGAATCGATTGATTATTCTACTATTACGGATGAAGCTGCAGAGACATTAACAGTTAATGCAAAAATATTATGCCAAGTATACGTTGAATATTGTAAAAATACTGAAAGTACTATAAAACAATATCCAGATGAATCCGTAGAAACAATTGTAGATGAAAATGCTAATACGTTGCTGCAAAGAATCGATAATGAATTAATACGTTAAATATATGATTAGTCTTAAAGATTTATTGGAATCAACTTTTGATTCTTTAGCATATGAAGTTGATCCGGAAGATTTAACAGATCCAGGACCGCTAACTTTATATGCTCCAGAAGAAGTTCCTAATAAACCAGTAAGTGATATTATGACGACTCCCGAAGCAGATGATTTTGTAGTTGCTTTGCGAATGGAGATGAAACGTATTAAAACCAAAAATATTTAAGATGCCTGCTACCTTAGGCAATACGTTTTGAGGTGAACGTATAGAGTGCTAGCAGAAATGTTAGCACTTTTTTACTGTTTTGTAAAACTTTTCTAGAAAAAGATTAGGATCGTATTGATTTATTTCTTATCTTTATATTATTAATTAAAAAAATAAGAGTTATGAGAAAATCAGTTAAATTGCAAGATGTTCAACCGAACAAACGTTATCGATTACATATAATTGATACATTAGCACCAAAAAACAGTAGTATTCTTAGAAAAGAAACAGCTTTTGGTAACATGTTAGGTAGTAATGTATTAAAGAACTTAAAAGACAATCCTGAATGGAAGATTAAATTGTTAGAAGAACAATATTTAGAAATTGAAATTGAAACTTCGGAAGAATTAGTTAATTTATATCACCAAACGAATAATTTGATAGAAACATATCAATTGATGGCGCAACAAATTCGCAAGGAAATGTTAGCTAAGCCAGCTGGATATATGGGACATGTTAATGGAGGATATTGTGATGAATTAAATAATTTAGCCAATTCAATAGAATCTTGTTGTAGGTATTTAATAAAAGTATCTTATTTATACGCACAAACTATTAATGTTGAACCGAAACATGTACCAGAACGTTGGTGGTAGTATTAAATTAATATATCTATAAGTCCCCATTTACGGGGGCTTTTTTACTATTCGCATATTTATTAATATGAAGAAGATATTTGCATTTCTAGTAGGTTGCGTTGCAACAATCATACTAGCACATTACGCATTTTATGAAATGTTATTTACCAAGGATAATAAATGAGTACACCAATAAAAACTCCAAAATCATTAGCAGATTCAACCGTTAAAATTTTAACAGATAGACTGCGTGATGAATACACAGCACATTACTTTTACCGCAACGCTACGAATTGGTGTGCAGGTATTGGATATTTGAAAGCGGCTACATTCTTTGCACAAGAAGCTGAAAATGAATTAGAGCATGCAAAGGGTCTGCAAAAGTATTTAGTGGATTGGAATGTGATGCCTTTATTGCCTTCAATTAAACCAAACATTACATTTACGGATCTTGTTGATATTATCAATAAAGCGTATGCATTAGAATATTCATTGTTTGAATCATATATGGCAGACTCTAAAGAATTATTTGTGTCAGACCTTAGTACATTTGATTTTTTAACAACATACCGTACGGGTCAGACCGAATCGGTAATTGAATATTCAGATTTACTTAATGCAGCAATGCTAGTAAATACAGAAAATAAATTTGAAGTATTATATTTTGAACAAACTTATTTTTAAGGTGTGAGATGGCAGCAAAAGCAAAAGGAAATACCGTAAGTGTACATGTTAAACGTCCAAAAGTAAAGCGTCCAGGCGTGCACGCTAAAAGCAAATCAAGCAAAAATAAAACAAGTAAAAATTACGTTAAATCGTATGTGGCTCAAGGAAAATGATACGTTTAAAATACATACTTCTAGAATCAAAGCAGATACCTAATGTTTTGTTTATTAGCGATAATGGTGTTGATAAATCTAAAGGATATGCACGGAAATTAATTGCTAGCGGCATTGTTACTGGTGAGGTTTATACTGCAGATCAACAACCAGCTGACGAATTAGTTCCATTGGTATATTACAATTTAGCATCCGGATATTATGATGCTGTAGTAATTCAATGTAGCGGATTGTACGATGATGATGAAGAAATAATATTAGAAAAATTTCAATTAATTGTTGATATTTGTAAACGCAAACAAATAGAACCTATTTTTATTACATTGCCGACAGATCGATTTATTACGGATGATAAATATACTCGTATTAATATTGTTAAAATTAATTCTTGGATCAAATCAACTACAACATATGTAGATTTGTCAAAAATTAACGACGATGTTTATTTTACGCGTGATGGTAAACGGCTAAATAAACAAGGTAATGCTGTAATATATAATCAGTTAAAACGTATATTTGCTGCATATGAAGATGAAACTACAGATTTACCAGTAGAAACTGAAACTGATCCTAGACAATTACAAAAAGTACAACGTGCATTAAATAAATTAGGTTATACAATTGATCCAAAAGAATTAAAACTTGTCAAATCAGGAAAATCTACTGAAAAAGCAATTGAAGAATTTCAATTAAAAAATAGTTTAACTCCAACTGGAGAATTAAATAAACAAACACTAACTAAATTATTTTCTTTAAATGCAATTGCAGCAATCGCAATTGATGAACCAAAAGCGATAGAAAAAGTTAAAAAACAATTTGGATATACCGGCGAAAATACAGATGCAATGGAAGTTATGCAATACTTAGTAGATAAAGGATTATCTGTAGCTGGTGCAGCTGGTATTGCTGGTAACATGAAAGTTGAATCTAATTTTAAAACTGATGCTGAAGGCGATAATGGAACCTCAATCGGTTTAGTTCAATGGCACGCATCAAACAAAGAAGCATTATTTTCTTGGTGTGAAAATAAAAAATTAGATCCTTTATCATATGAAGCACAGATGGCATTTTTATGGTTTGAATTACAAACTAAATTTAAAAGCTTGTTAGCATATTTACGAACTACAGAAGATCCTAGAGATGCAGGATATCGTTTTGCAGATGATTTTGAAAATCCAGCAGTTATTAGTTCAAAACGAATGGATTATGCAGAAAAATTTTTTAATGAATATAATGAAGCTAGTGGAAATACTGGAGAAGATGCTGTTGGTCAGCCGATTGGTACATTAAAATCAATTTGGAATAATGTAAAAACTGCAACTGCAGTAGGTGGTGTAATGACAGCTGCAGCATTAACAGATTATTTCGGAGAAGGCTCTGGAAAATTACCTGGCGCTTCTAGTGGGGGTGATAATGGCGATTGGGGAGGAAGCTTATCTAAATTAATTTCAATATTGCCGGCCGGTACCTGGCCAGGAACACATAAACGAGCTAGAAAAACTTCAAAAGGCGGCGGCATATCTGACCATTACGTAGGAAGAACAGATTCATATGCTGTCGATTTTATGCTCGATAAAACATTTAAAGGTGATAAAACAGCTGCTACTAATTTTGCAATTGCACTTGCGCAAAACGCCGGCAAAAATATTACATCATGGAAACCATATATCAATTCGTATTTAAACATATTTACGCCAGATGGATATCGTGTTCAAATAATTTGGTTGTCAATGGTCGGTGGTAATCATTATGATCATGTACATGTAGGTGTAAGAAAACAAAATAAAAAATAAAGATATATTTATATAAAAATTGGAATAAATCATGAAAATATTTGATCATAAAAATCCTAGACATTTACAAATTCTTAAAGAAGAATTAGCACGTGCTAAAAAAATACTAAATGAAGTATATTCTGCAGATCGAGTTTGGGATGCAATGTCTGAAGAAGAACAAGAAGAAGCACTAATGGCAACAGCGGATGACGAAGGTCCAGATCTGGCTGATAAATGGACGGGTGCTAAATGGGATGAAATTCCATCTGATTTACAAGATATGATTAATCTAAGTGATTATGAATTAGCAATTGATGATAAATTTGGACGTTCTTTATTACGAGGAATTAAAAATGCATTACAATCGAATCCCACTGCAAAAACATTTGTTGACAAATTTTTACGAGCAGTCAATCGAACATCAGTTGAAAATTTAACAGTTAATCAAGTAACTAAACTGAATACAGGTCTTTATCAATTTTTAAGTCAAAGTAGTCCCGGGACACAATCTACTCCAACTTATAATCCGCGAGAAATACCTAGCGGTGCACCTAGTAAAAATAGAGATTGGCGCGGCGGTGAGTGGACTGGTGATTAATGGCAAATACAGAATTCATAATGATAACGATTATACATCATGATGTAGAAACTATTCGTTATGTTAATAGAAATTCTGTAGTACAAGTATTTGAAAAAAATGATAAAATTTTCATAGAACTTTCGGGATATGAAACATTGCAAGTAAAAGCCCAAAACATACATGAATTTATGGATCGTTTTATCAAGTAACATATTTATAATAAATAAAAAAGGTTAATATGACATCACAAGAACTTTTCGCAGAAATGGAATCGCACTGGTTATCTTTCAAAGAAAATCACGAACGTTTTCAAGAAAAACAAGTTAAAGCAGCCGGCGTTAGAGCTCGCAAATCAATCAATGAATTAAAAAAATTAACAAGTAAATATCGTTCAACACAATTGGCAGAATCCAAATCAGAATGAAATTAAACGCAGAACATATTGCAATTAAAACTTTACACAAAATGTTAGCAGAGCAAGGAGAACCTGCTGCAGCTGGTGCCAGTGCCGTCGAAACGGATAATGCTGATTCAGATGCTACCGATTCTCCTTTTACTCCTGCAGAAAAAAGATTTTTAGGTAAATTTGATGCATATGGGACTAACCATTTAGGTATCATTTATTCCGTATCTGATATAGGTATTAGAGAATTCATGGCACGAAGTGGAAAAGAATTTAATGTCACCCCGGAGATTCTAATTAAATTGTTACGAGATAAAATCATCAAACTAGTTCCATATACAGGTTTTGGACGCAATAATGATTATACAATTGAATTACAATTATCATTAGATGATGTTAAAGGATTAGGTGACGAAGATAAATCAAAAGCCGAAAAGGGATCTTCAGCATCAGGTGCACCTGCAGGAGGAGGTGCAGCAGGAGCAATGCCAGAAATGCCACCACCAGCACCAGAAGTTGCATGGGTAGTAAAATATGGAGATATTCTTAAAGAATCAGTAGTTGTTGCAAAAACAATATTAACTGAAAAGAAGAACTTATCTTCTACAATTTATGCAAAACAATCTAGAATGTTAAAATCATTACCTAGAGACTTCATTAAACATTTAGAACAAGTTATATCAAAAATATCTAGAAAAAAATATACTAAATCAGAAAAGCAACGTTTGATTGCAGACATTTTAGATAACTTATCTATTAATTTAGAATTAGATTCTAAACAGATTGGTAAATCATATGAAATGTTCAAGAAACAAGGCAAACTTAACAAGTTATTAGACGAAAAATAACTTTGATTTAACAATAATTTTTCATATTATACGTATATAAGTTATAAATTAATTAAAAACAAAAAAATGGCGTATTACACAGCAAAAGTCCAGCTCATCGATGTTATCGATACACCAAAAGGACAGAAAGAAAAGCGAGTTACGGAGACGTATTTAGTTGAAGCATTGTCAGTCACTGAAGCAGAAGCTAAAGTTATTCAAGATTTTAAAGGATATACCTTTGATTTTGAAGTAAAATCCGTTGGAGCAAGTAAAATCATTAAAATTATCGAATAATGACATTCAAAATTGGAGAAACAGTTATCGTTACCGAGGGTGATGTTAACCAAGTTGGTGTGGTTTTAGATAAATTTGTAGTATCTAAGCGTGTTGTATATGATGTCTTATTAGAAAGTCGATCTGCGGTATGTATGATCGGCACAAAGGCAACTGATTCAGCTTATATCAATCCATATTTATCCGGATTATTATGTCATTCTGGTATGATTGAGACAACAATTCCATATAAACATATGTTAGACAATGATTTATTACCAATAACTAAATCATAACATGGAAAAGCAGGAATTACAAGAAACAATTCTAAAAAATCTAACATATACCGACGAAGAAATGAAACGTTGGGATGCATTAGAAGCCGCCGATCCGGATTATATGATGTATAGTCCGCATCCGGTAGGATATAATACTACAGCGGAACAACGTTTTTTAATGCAAAATCTTTTAGTAGGATTTGCTGGAGGAAGTTTGCTTGATATAGGTTGTGGTAGATGTGATTTATACAATGTAGCACAAGAATTTGCATCATTGAATAATGATATCGTTGCATATAATGGCATTGATCATAATCCTATAATGACTCAATTAGGAGAAAAGAAATGGGGCTTAACAGATGTCATGGTAGGTGCATTCGAAACGGCAAAATTACAGCCACATGAATGGGTAGTTGCATCTGGCATATTTACAGAACGCAGATGTGAAACAGAAAATGAAGATTTAATCAAATTAATAGACAACATTGATATTCTTTATAATGCAGCTACTCAAATCGTTTCATTTAATTTATTGAATCCAATAAACACCACACATCATCAAGGATTCTTTTATGTTCATCCTGGACTTATTCTTGATATGTTAATTGAAAAATATCGTTATGTTAATTTACGTAACAATTATTCACCCGATGTATATACAATAACAATTTACAAATATTAATTATGACACACAGCATTAACCAACCATGGGCAATTAGCGATAAATTCCGCGGACGATATGGTGACGTATGGGCAGATTTAGATTTTGTTTTTAATGACAAAATTTCTGCAGAAGTATTTAAAGAAGATCCAATGAATACAGAAATTGGATGTTTAGAAATTTTTAATCAACGAATCAAACTTCGTTATAAAGATTTAATTAGATTATCAAAATCAATGAATGAAATGTATGCGAAAGCTGTTTCAGAAAAACCTGCAAAGGATTATGCATTCAATGTAGAAATTAAATCATATGCTTTTTCATTGCGTAAACATGAAATTGGCAGATTAGCAGAAACAATTTCGGAGGCAGAGGCAGTTACGCTTCGTAGTTACGAATTAGGTTTATATTTATAATAAATAAATGGTAGGCCATATGAGTGCTACTTACATATATTATTATAAAGCTGATTCTAGTTGTGAGCCAATTGGAAGAGTAAATGCTGATGATGCAGATGATGCAATTGATCAAATAGCTATTATAAAACAATTGTCTCGAGATTCAATTGAATCAATATTCGTAATTGAACAAGTAAAGGGAGGTAGAGATGAAAACGATATTTGATGAAATTCATGTAGGATATCCGGAATTTGAATACTTTAATCAGTTACCTAAGCAAGACCAACTTCAATATTTTTTTGATGTGTATGAAGCACAACAATCAATTCAAAATAATGAAGGTTTAGTTCCGAACTTAAAATCATTTTTTGAATCAGTTCATTCTTCATTAGATAAAGAAGATACAGAATCAGATGCAGCTGCAATTGAGTCAGGAAATGTACAACGTGTTGATGTAACTATAGATGATGAAAACATAATGATTGAATCAAATAGTTTACGAGCAGTACGACACGTCACAAATAAATTCATTGAATCTGGATATATTATTCAACGTGACCCGGCAACGGAAAAGATGTTTAAAAAAGATAAAGTTACACGTTATATCCGAGTATTCCGGATTATTGATTTTATAACAGGTATATGTTTAAATTAATTGCATATGGCAAAAAAAGAACAAGTTCCAGAAAACATTCAAAAACAATTTAATAAAGTACAATTTAAGCCAGGGGAGATAGTATTCTTTACCTGGCTTGGTACTAAAAAATACGGTTATGTTAAAGCAACTAAAGAAACTAATTGGGGTATTCAATATACGGTTGAAGCAAATGGTACTAGGTATCCGTGTGGCATTCAAATCAAGGGGCATAAAACAACGTATACAACGGGATGCATCTATGCCGATGAAACTAGAGCATATGGAGCCGAAGAACTTGAGAGACGTTGCCAAACCGGACACAAAAGCACATATTCAGAAGTTATTAGAGAGTCCGGTAGGACAACGGATGAAAGCCGAAGCAGTAATAGAAATGTCGGAAGCGTATCTGACAATACTAGCAGAAAGACAAAGAAGTCCAAAGCTAACCGTGTCGGAAAGAATGGTATTCTCGATGGCAATGATGGAGTGCAGTCAAACAATACAAAGAAACGAAAAAATTCTGAACTCGATTCAGCAATCCAACGTCAACGAGACTTTTTAAATGGATTTGTTAAACGAGACTAATATTTAGATTGGGCAAATATTTGCTTAAGTTGATAAAATTTCCATTTCTTAGCCATATCAGTTGGATCAGCTGGAATACTCATTTTATTTTGTTTTAATAATTGTTTGTATTGTTCTAAGGTTTTAACTTCAGTTTTAAATACAAATGCCCCGGGTTTGTCAAAGGATAACAAATTATCCAATTGTTTAATATCAAAATTCAATAAACCAGTTTGTCTAGTTTTCCATTGTTTAACTGCTTCTTTACCATATATCTTTTCTAAAATACCAGCTTTGTCTGCAGTATTGATAACTTTGTTAAATGATTCTGCATTGTATACAGGAGGAAGTTTAACGGTTACGCCGGGAATTAAACCGGTTTTAATTTCTTTTCCTATTTTAGCTTGTATGCCCCCGGTACCATCTTTTTCCATTTGACGTAATACTGGTCCAGCTTCTTTTGCAGTTGCTACATCTAGATGAGCAATAAGCCAATCAGCTGACTTTTTACCTCGCTTAAATTGATTAAATATGCGATTAAAAACTCTTTCTCGTATTAATTTAAGAATCTGCGGATCATCAAGTACGTTAAATATTCTATTCCGATCTTCTTTTGAAAGCGTTCCTTTTTCATAGCGTCGTTGTACGCTTTGTTTAAATTTAGCTAAACCTTTTTCACTTGAAAGATCTTTATGAAATCTAACTATATCGCCTATAGACATTCTAGCTAGTTGTGCTTCTGCATTTGCAACTCCACTTTTTGAAAATCTTCTATACACCCATCTCAGACTTGGTATTGCCAATGCAGCTATACTTAGAGCAATTATTACATATCGATAAGTTTGACTAACTGGCCCTGCAGAGTTATCATTTTTTGATTTATTAGGATCGACGTATACTAGTCCGGTTTGTTCTTGTAACAATGATTTTTTAATTATATGATCTAGTATAATAGCTGACTGTTTATTTTCCATATGATAATTTTTCCTTTGCTTTTTGATATCCTGAATCTGATGACATTCTATTAAGTTTAGAATCTACATAATCTTCTATATCCATTCCTAAATCTACATATATTTTGTCCCATACTTTATTAGATACATCTTGAGCCGTAAAAAACGTTCCTAAATGCGCAGCTGTTTTAGTTCCTAGTACACTCATTTTCAATGTTCCATTTCCGATTTTTTTTAGAATGCCTTTTATGCCTTTTGATGATGCTCGAGCAGTTGCCATTGCAAGTTCATTTTTAGCTCGAGCTTTAAAATATGCATCTAAATTACGTTTAATTAAGTTGTTATTTTCAACTAATTCCTGTACAGCATATACTTCAATTTTAGTCAAAAGATTGTATTTAGATGTTGCTAATTTTTCTGCTAAAATTGCCATTCCTTCTGCCCCTAAACGTTTTATGAATGGTATCTTTGTTATACCTTTTAATGCAGCCGGCAACAATGCAAATATAGTTGAATAACCTGCATTTAAACGATTTCCTTCGTTCCAATATGCAGCTGCATCAGCTAACATGATGCCAGATGATATTAGTAATCCGGCACCTGGTATGAATGATGTTAAGATTGATAATGTTAAAAAATATTGATGTTTGAATTCTGGATCCATTAATGAACGTTTCATCCATGTATCCCATGCAAGTTCTCCACCGGGAGTTGGTTGTTGTGCTTGATCTACATCACGTTTATACCATTTGTCTACCCATATTAATTTATCAAAAAGTGGTTTAAGACTGGTATTAGATACTCCTATATTGTTTAAATGAGTTATAACAGTTTTGATATATTTTAAAGAAATAGGTCCATATTTTAAATTCGTACCAACTTCAATATATGATGCAATATATTGAATAATATTCTTTCCGGAAATTTTATTGAATATTTTTTGTATAATATCAAACTGTTTTTTGGTTTTAATTGAACGAAGTGCTTTAATAACTTTAACTTCATCATCCCATAACCAACCTTTTGCATTATATATAGTTTTTGCAATTTTATATTCTGATGGATACTTTTCTTTGTATGCATCTAATGAATATTGATTAAAAGACTTCGTTGCAAAAAGTTTCGCATCTCGTTTACTAGGATCTGTGATTTGTTCTGCAAGTAACGTTTTTAGTTTTATCATTTCCATATTAATAAATATGGTCATATACGTAAACTTTATTTTTAAATTTGGTTGGATATTGTTGCTGTATTTTATATATTATATAGTATAATTAACCAGTTAAACATTTAAAAATAAAGTTATGAAAAAATCCTTTATCATCTTTGCATTAAGTTTTGTAAGTAATGCCTTTACTCAAACTTATGATTATGATCCGTTTGCTGATGTATCAAATAAAAGTATTAAATTTATTGAATCATTAGATTCGGTAGATTATGCTAAAATAAGCAATGACATTCTAATTAAATTAAATGCTCATAGAAAAGCTAATGGTTTAAAGCCTGTTACTTCTAATAAAGATATGGTTAGTTATGCTAATTTGCATACTAAGCAAATGATTAATGATTCTGTATATAATCACTCAAATCTAAATAACGGGGCGTACAAAGCCGAAAATATCATGTTAACTCATTTGTTTGGTGCATTTCTATCAGTAGATGATGAATACATGAAAAGTATCGATGATATTATGATGAATTCATGGAAACGATCTAAAGGTCACAATGTTAATATGTTGTTGCCAGATGTTACGCAAGTAGGTATTGCAGTATACTCCAAAGCAACCGTAAAGAATGGCGTATATAGTTATATTATAGAAGCAACCATGGTATTGAAATAATCAGAATATATAAACAGTAAAAAAGCCCCCGTTAAGGGGCTTTTCTTACATTATATTAAAATGTACATTTCATAGTACGACCATTAAATACTGGCATTGTTTGCGTTGGCATATTTTTAAATACTTTTGGTAGTTTTACATTAGGAAGTTTTATTTTTGGCCAACTCCAAAAACTCCATTGAATTCCTCCTTCAAACCCGCCGGCTAATGAAACTACATATTCTCCTTCGACAGCTTGATCTTTAAGACTCTTCGGCATAACAAGTTGAACAGCAATACCAATTTTAGATACTCTAAATAGACTATAAGTTGCTTCATATTCTGATTTCTTTTGTTCAGAATTAGCTCTATCTGCATAAAAAGCCTTAGGTGTTAATTTAGGATTTTTTTCATATGCTGCTTGAAATAAAGGGCCATAATTAGCAATAGTAAATGTAGTTCCCAAATTTGAGCCGCCTACACTTTCCCATTCAGGTCCAACATTTGCATTTAATTGTGCCGGATTTTTTATTATCTGCGTACTATTTTCTGAAATTATTTTTCCTAGATCTTCATTAATTACTCGTTCAGTAAAAGAAGCCATCGATTTACATCGTGCTGCAGCTAATGTTACGTTATTTTTTTTGTTATATACTTTATTGGTTTTAAATGCAGGACCGGTACCGAAAGATGAATTAACAGTACTGGTTGCTGCATATGTAAAAATATTCATTGATTGTACGTCAATTGTTTCATTTGGATATTGATTTTGTAATTCAATGATAAATGTTTTAATTTTATCAACCATTTGTACAATGGCTTCTCGCGAATCAACTGTTAATGATGTACCATCATCTCCAAAAAAGTTTTTTTGCATTTCTAAATGATCTGCATCTGATACTTCATTTGGTGGATATGAAAATTTGATAATTTCAGGTGTTGATGTTATAACTTCTTTATTACTTACTCCCTTTGCAGCACCTTTTACAGATATATCACCTTCTTTACTAAAGTATATAACATCTGCTTTTTTTACAATTGTATCAATATCTAATTTAATAATTTTACCTGCTCTGATACCATCTTGAAACGCTGGTGATTTAAGTTTTGCAAAACACTGAGTTTGAATATCTGATAGCATCTTTGCACGTGCATTGTTATCAGCTAGTATATTTTGCGTTGTAGCCTCCGGAGAAACTTGAGAACCTTTTTGATTGATTTGTAATGCATTGATCATGTTTTTAGCAGATGCCTTTGCTAAATTAACATCTTTAAGTGTATAACCACCATTTGGCAGAAATGTATAAGTTTTAGGATCGGTAGATGGTTGTCCTTTTGTTTTTATAAAGTTAGTTAAACTAGAATTTTGTCTCGTTATATAATCTGGCATAATAAATACACCAGCATCTGCCGTTTTTCTTAAAGCTACCGGAATTACATTCAATGCTGCTTTAAATTGTCCATCTAAATCACTGCTTCCTTTAAGTTGATTGATAACTTCTTGTTGATATCGATCAGCTAAGTCACGTAATTCTTGTTGCGTTTGTTTAGTCTGTCGACCATCTGATGTTCCGGCTTGTTTTGATTTTTCACCAATATCACCTAATCCATAATATGGATCATTACCACACCATATTAGTAAAGATTCTCTAGTATCAGGACCATCATGTTTTCTAAACCATTCCATTACTGGCCCATATATTGCATATTTAGAATAATCTTCTGCAGCGTCGCGTGTTTTGACATAGTTAATTATACTATTAATATTAGCATTCTCCCAAGCAATCGTGCCACCCTTTGACCAATCGGCTTTTGAAAGATCTGGTTCTACTTGTTCAATTAATCTAATAGCCGATTCGTCTAGATTCTTAGTACCGAATCTCAACATGTTTCGTTTAATAATTTCGTGTAAATTCATATTGATATCTTTTTTTAAATAAATATCGTTGTAAAAAAAATAGCATATAGTTTGAATTAACTAGTTTATTTCTTATATTAATAGTATAATTAACCAGTTAAACATTTACATTATGAAAAAGTTAATCATATCTTACATTGTATTTCTTTTTGCATTCAATGCATTTTCTCAAAAGATTACATTTCAATTAAAAGAAAAACGTATTCATTATACAGATATATCTGGTAATGATGCAAAGCTTACTAACATCACCGAGCCTACTTCTAGTACATTAACATTTAATATTAAAGACAGTACAATGACTTTACAAAAAAATGGCGAAACTAGCGTAACAAAACTTTCTAAAATTTCAAAGAAAGGACATCAATACTTTTTTGAATCCGTAGGCAACTATGCTATTGATCAATCAAAATCAGTAATTACATATTACATGATTGATTGCAAAAAACAAGTAGGAACTGAAAAGTATGCTAGTTTTTGTATGCCTAACCTAATTCATGTAACTGATTTTAAAGGTTGTGTTTTAACTCGTTAAAGTTGTTTAACTAATGCATCCATTTTCGGAACAATCGTATCCATTATGTGTTGCATCAATAATTGTTCGTTTTGTTCAGACATAACAGCTCTACTTTGTCTTCCTGTTGATTTTACAAAATTTTGTATTGCTGTTTGTAATGATTTATCTGAAGTTCCGCCTTGGGGTGACTTGATGGCTGCCGGAGCAGTCATGTAGATTATATAATCACTATATGGTATGCGATAATAAGCAGCAGGAGATACTTTATATGTTTGTCCATCGCTACCTTTAAATGAAAACAGACTCGTAACAGCGAATGAGCTCATTACTCCATTATCTGCTAATTTTGAAGTCCACGTTGCAAATCTAGATTTCATTGATTCAGCATATGTATTATTAGTTGCTTTTCGCATTTGTTTCCATGGACTATTTGCTGGCTGAGCATCTAATGTTTCAGTTAACGCAGTTAACATAGATTTATCAAGTCCATATTGGCCATTAGCAACACTACTACGATCAGCAATCAGTTGTCCTTGTGTATTAAAAAGTTTTCCGGCGGCTGGGCCTAATTTTGGAATAAAATTTAAAACTTTTCGATCTGCACTAGTTTGAGCTGCTGGATTGATTGTCCATTGACAAACTAATTTTCCATTCATATTCATCATCAAAGTTGTACCATTGATAACAAATGACATTGTAGCTATCACGTCGCCAACTCTAGATTTATATGAGCCTGCAGCAGATACTGCTTCTGTTAAACGTTTAATAGTTGATTTAGATAAATTCTTTACTCCAAATCTAAGCAAATTTTCAGCTAGAATATTTTTCATATGATCCTTAAAGGTTTCGTTTCTTTAATATAAATATATCAGTAAAAAAATACTATTTATTTTGATTTCTAAAAACGTTTTCTTATATTATAGTATAATTAACCAGTTAATCATTTAAAAAATAAGAGTATGAAAAAGTTAATCATCTTTGCTTCTATTATTATTTCTAATGCGACTTTCTCGCAAATATTAAATGACACTATTAATTATTATAATGAAATTACAAAATCAACAGAATTTACAAATATAGCAAATAAATCACAACGATGGAAATCAGATGTTAAAATCTATATTGATGGTATATATGATTCTGTAGCTAAAACTGAAGTTTATAATGTTATTAATGAATTAAATGAATTGATAAACACCATTAACATAAGTGTAGTGAATAGTAAAACCGAAGCAAATTTAATTGCATTTTTTGGTTTTTGTAGTGATTACGATAAATTTGAATCCAAAGCAGCACCTTATTCCGGGAATAACTATGGTTTATTTGTTGTATATTCAAAAAATAACATAATAACTAAAGGTAGTTTTTATGTAGATGTTGTTAGATGCGGGTGGTTAGATACCACCTTGATTGATAAAACAAAAAAACATTTAGTTAGAGAAGAGCTAACACAATCTTTAGGTCTTTACAACGATTCTATGAAATATCCTAATAGTATTTTTTATCAAGGATTCACATTTACAAATGAATATTCTGATTTAGATAAAAAAATCATCAGAATTCACTATAATGATTAATGATTATACTTTTTTAACACCTAACATTTGACCCAATTTAGGATATCCTAGATACATTAAATAATCAGCATAACCTTTGAATTCAGGACAATATCCATCATATGTTCTTATTTTAATAAAATCTTTTCCAGGACTTAACTTTTGGGGTGTTAGTGTTTTTGGTATGGCTTCGCTCGATTCAACTCTAGGATAATAGTAATCAATCCCTGAACCGCCGGTCTTTGATTGTATTGGTATTATCAAATCAGCTTTACTTGGTTTTATTGAAAATTGTTTTGCCTCCCCATCTTCAAGAAATGGTTTATTAATATCTCCAGAATAATTCGTTGTTATTTCTCTATTAAATAAATATAAAAACTGTCCGTTGCCATTAGTTGGGTCTCCCCAATAACCACCGGCATACCAAGCTCTTGGTACAAAACTACCAACTATAACACCATCAACACTATTGTTAGGTAAAGAAAATCTTTCCATTTTTTCATATGTAAATGCTGTTTTTTGAGTAATTAAAATTGTCTTACCATTAATACCACTTAGCCCCGATCCCTCACCGCCAAGATAATTTACCATTGTTGGACTAAAAGGTTTAGCTTCAAATCCATAATTACCAGTTTTTGGATAAAATACTATGAATTTATTATAATCAGGTATTGACATAACTCCCGGAGCTGCACCTCCACCGATTTGTGGCGGCGTTTCGGTTTGTTCAATCAATCTAGATTTATCAGCCTCAGATAAATTCTTTACTCCAAATCTAAGCAAGTTTTCAGCTAAAATGTTTTTCATTTTGATCATTATTATTTCCTTTAAGGTTTCTTTTCTTTCATATAAATATCATTGAAATAAAAAAACTAGTAATTTTGAAATACGAAATATTTTTCTTATATTATAAAAAAAATCCTATGATTCGTTATGGTTATTGCTGTATTAATACACAGCTTTCTAACGCTGGTATCCGTACCGGTCGTGCAATGATTGACCGCAAGTTTAAGATTGGCGGTTTGCAACTTGCTTCCGACATTGCACTTGCCAATGCTCGCGATTTACTAACTATTCTGCAATGGAACGAACAACATGGTATTCGCTTGTTCCGTATTGGCTCCGAGATATTTCCTCGTTGGAATCATTATGAGTTACGTGACTTACCCGGCATTGATGAAATTACTCATCATCTGCGTATTGCAGGTGACTATGCACGTGCTCATGGTCATCGTCTTACAACACACCCTGGTCCATTTCATATCCTAGGTAGTCCCGATGACGTAGTTGTTGACAATTCTATTATCGGTCTTGAACGACATTCTGAGATGTTTGACCTTATGGGTTTTGCACCTAGCTTTGACAATCTTATCAATATTCATATAGGTGCTACTTACAATGATAAGCCTGGTACGGTTGCACGTTGGTTGTTTAACTATCATCGCTTATCAGATTCTTGTCGTGCACGTTTAGTTGTTGAGAATGATGACAAGGCTTCTATGTATTCGGTGCGTGAGCTGTATGAGTATTTGCATGTTCCGACACGTATTCCTATTACATTTGACTATTGGCATCACACTTTTAATACTGGTGACATATCCGAACAAGAAGCATTCTTCATGGCTCGCGACACTTGGGCTATTCATGGTGCCACGCAATGTACTCATTACAGCGAGTCACGTCGACGCGAGAATCAACTTCTTATTGAGCGTATGTTTGAGCATCATGGTATTTCTTTAGACACTATCGAACAATGGCCGACATTCCACAAACAATACAAGGAGTTTACCAAGATCAAAGAGCAAGCTCATGCCGACTTCATTACGCAGCTTCCGAATACATATGATGTTGATGCATTAGATATCGAGGTAGAAGCCAAGGCTAAGGAGTTAGCTTTATCGCAACTTAACATTACATGTTGTCAAGAAAATAATATACCACTGATTTTAGATTAAATATATTTATATATAATAATAGTAATAATATAATAAAAGGAAGTTATGCCAAAACCATTAAATTACCAAGCTGCAATTTTAAGTGATTTAGAAGATGCTAGAGAAGTTATTCGCCTATTAGGCAGATCAATTACAGAAAATATGATTGACAAACAATCAACACTAGATAACTTAGCACGAGCAATAAAAAAAATTGATTCAGCAAAACATCTTGTTAATCATCCAAATGCAGTGTAAATGAAATCATCTAAATCTTCACAACCACCAAAAGGTTACAAAAAAATGCAATGTAAATATTGCACTGAAATATGTCAACGTGTTGATGAAAAGGCAACGGCTATAACATGTTCAGAATGTGTATCAAAACTAGTCGCAGGCCAAGTTTTGGAAATACGTAAATAATTCAATATAATAAGTTATGTTAGAAGCAGAAAAAATCAAATCAAATTGGGAACGCTATCGAGGATTGGTTAATCAATTCTTTCCTACTCGTAAAGATGCATTAAATAAGATGTATGATGATTTCGAAGATCGAATGGCGTTAATGCCAGCATCTTCCATGGAACATTTTCATAATGCATTTGCCGGAGGTTATGTAGACCACGTACTTCGAGTAATGGATTGTGCATTAACTTTGCATAATACATGGACAGTCTGTGGTGCTGATATGTCTGGTTATACTGAAGAAGAATTATTGTTTGCTGCAATGCATCATGATTTAGGTAAAGCTGGATTTCCAGGTGATGGTAATGAAGTATATCAAGTAGAAACTTCAGATTGGCATCGTAAGAATCAAGGTAAAATGTATAAATCAAATGCAAATATTCCATTCACAATGGTACCGGATTTATCAATTTGGTTGTTGCAAGAATATGGTGTTAAAATGTCTTGGAATGAGTATCAAGCAATTAAGATTCATGATGGAATGTATGATGAAGCAAATAAACCGTATTTCGTTGCTAGATCACCTCAAGCTAAAATGAAAACAAATTTGCCAATCCTTTTGCATCATGCAGATCATATGGCGTCTACTATTGAATATGAACGTTGGAGAAATGGTAAAACATCAGCTCCGGCTCCAGTTGCAGAAAAAAGCAAAACACAAAAAAGCAATGGATTGAAAAATTTAGCAGAAAATAATCCTGCCGTTGAACAATCTTTGAACGATATTTTTAAAGCATTTAGCGAGGAATAACATGACATTATTTTTTTCAATAACAACAATCATATTCTTGACAAGTACATCGTATTTTGCCAGACGTGCATTTATATTAGCTGGGTTGCTAGCAGATGAACAAGAATACATGGAACAATTAGAAGTTACAAATGCTTATATGTATTCAAAAATTGTTGAAGCTTATAATTCAATGAAACAAATTGACCGCTTAGGTGCATTTGAAGAAGATGATGAAGCAGGCACAACGTTTGCATTGTTAAAACAAACTATAGAAGAACTTAAAGAAACATTTGAAGATGGCCAGGAAGAAGAAAAGTAATAATTATTTTACAAAGATAACTGATATGGCAATCTCTGCTTATAATCAGTCTCCAGAAAATGAAGCATTTCGCGAAAAAGTTTATCGCAGATTTATTTATCCTGCATTTCTAAAACTTTCGGAAAACATTATCAATAAAATTAAACCAGATTATATTGATTCTTCATTTGAAGACTTACAAACAGACTTAGTAACCTTTCTAACAGCACGTTTAAACAAGTTTAATCCTAATGCTGGGAAAGCATATTCTTATTATACTAGAACTGCATTAAATTATATTATAGCAGAAAATCAAAAAGGATATGCCAAAGTAAAAGCAGATACTTTAGAAATTGATATTGATGAACGTCGCAATGTTATAACGGAAATACACAATGCGGAAATGCGAGAAACGTTAGAATATTTTATGGATGCATACATTGAATATTGTTATGACAATTTAAACTATATTTTTACAAATCCAACTGATATTCATGTTGCAGATTCAGTTTTACATATTTTTGAATCTCGCGAGAACATAGAAAATTTTAATAAAAAAGCTCTTTATATTTTTATCAGAGAACGTACGGGTTTAGAAACAACAAACATAACTCGAGTTATAAAAACTCTTAAAGAAATCTACGAAACCAAATTTAAAGAATACGAACGTACAGACTTCATAAAATTGCCTTTTTGATATTTATATTAAAGGATTTTAAGTTATGGACAAGAATGATGAACTATTCAAAGGAACTAGTTTTGCCGATTTAATGTCCGATGTATATCACAATTCTAAAAAGAAGGATAGGCAAATAAATCAACTTATTGCTCAGTTGCAACCACTTATTAAAAATGCATCTGATGCTACTATCATTGTTCCTTTAATCAAAGAATATTTAGATGTTGCAGTTAAGAATGATGATCATCTTGTAAAATTAACTGCAATTGTTCAGCGTTATATTTCGACTAAGCAAACTATTTCCGGCGCCGATGGATTAATCAGCGATGAAGAAAAACAGCAACTTATTCGAATAGCTGAACAAACTATGACTGCCGAACTTCGAGATGAATTAGAAGATATGAATAACGATCAAAAAGAACTAACTCAAAAAATACAAAATGTAACAAGCAAGTTAGGAACTAAAACAAATGAATGATACGCATCATATACAATGGGATGTTGCAGAAGTATTAGAGTATGATTATACATATTCTTACATTTTTCCTGATGAAGGCAAAACTAATACTGATAATTTATTTGCACTAAAAGTTAAATCATGTAGTACACTGTTTAACAATAAATTTATTCTAGCTCGTCCTGCAAATAATGCAATAAAACGTATTCCATTAGTTGGAGAGATGGTTTTAATTTATAAAACATTTAACGAACAATCAACTAAATATAAACGACGAGAAAGTTGGTATTATGTTAGCACTGTAGATCTACAGGGTTCGCTTAATGAAAACATGTTACCAGGAATATCCGGAGAAAAAACTCAAGATGAAATTGATCGTACAAAACCAGGTCGTACATTTACACGTAAACCAGTAGCTCCATTACAGCCATATGAAGGCGATACATTAATCGAAGGACGTTTAGGAAATAGTATTCGTTTTGGAAGTACTGTTAATATTTCTGTTACAGATAGAGTTGAGCCTAATGTATTATCTGAAAATAATACATTAGTTCCGACATATTATTACGTAGAACCTACATGGAAAACTCCTAAATCTGCAGGCGGAACGGGTCCGGAGAATGAGTCAGCACAACCTATTATTGTATTATCGAATGGTCGAAAAGAATTACCAAATAAACAATTTATTGTTGAAAATCCAAATGTAGATGCATCTTCATTATATTTAACAAGCAATCAAGTTATTCCGTTATCGTTATCAAAACCAACAACGAAAAATAATTCATTTGAAGGTTCGCAATTTATTGGAGTAGGAGATAAAATTGTTTTGAGTGCTAAAACAGACGTTGTAGTATTAGATTCAAAAAAAGCAATTATATTAAATACTCCGGAGGAGGTACGTATTGGAGGTGATGATGCGGATGAACGTTTTGTTCACGGTGAAGTTTTAAAAGAAATTTTAGATAAGATCATATCACACTTATTATATACGCAAATAAAATGTGGAGATCTTACTGGAACTTTTTTAAATGATACAAATCTTAGAGCAGCTCAAAAAAAATTATATAGTGAATTAACTAGTAATAAATATTTTTTAAAGAAAACATAATATGCCAGCAGTATTTCCACCATTAGACCGTATACCTAATCTGCCTCCGCAGATTACAGATAAAGCTATTCAACAATTAAATAAAATAGTCGATCGACTAGGAGATAAAGTTGTAACGGTTTCAAAAGATTCAGTTAAACTACCTGAAAAATGTAATTGTGATGATCCTAGAATCAAAAAAATCAAAAAAGAATTGCAAGATGTACAAAGTCTTGTAAATAAATTACAAACAGAAATACCGAAAATTCAACAAATTATTAATACATCAAAAACGGTTATTACTGCAGCTAATGGTGTTAAAACTGCATTAGCAGCTGTTCAATTATCGATTCCGGCTACTGCAGGATTATTCGTTGCTATGTTGTTAAAAGATGTACAAGATGCAACTATTAAAAATGCTATAGCATCGGTTAATCAATTGTCAAAAGTTCCACAATCATTAACTGCTCAACTAAATAAATTTACTCCTACTATTCAAGAAGCATTGAATAAAATTGGTTCAAGTTGTAACGGAGAAGTTCCTGCAATTAGTATACCGACTTCAACTTCTGATTCTGGTTCATTTGGAGATGGCGATAATTTCGGAACAGATTTTGATTATAATGATTTGCTAGATTCAGAATTTTATCAAGAAATAAATGTATCACAAGAAGATTTAACAAAACGTTCGGAAGATATACAAAGATTGATAGAACAACAACGAAGTTTATTAAACTTACAAGAAGCTCCGAGTCAAGTATACCAGCAAACAGGACGTCCTGCTTCTGATTTAGGTAAAACAGGTGATTATTATATTGATACACAAAACTTAATGATATATGGCCCTAAGCCAACAGACACGGAATGGCCTGCAATGGGCGTAAATTACTAATCGCAATATTTATATAAAAAAAGATTCATATGGATTCAAAAACATTGATAAAAGCACTTAAACAAGCCGTACGCGATGTTATAAAAGAAGAGTTAACAGAAATTCTTCGTGAGGGGTTACAATCTACTATTAATGAGATGAAAACTACAAATACATCTAATGTACCAAATCGTAAAAATACATCGACCCCTGTGAAAAACAAAGTACAATTTCAACGTACTGGTTTTGCAGATATTTTAAATGATACTCCTTCAATGAAGGAAGGTAGTCCTTCAGTTTCTAGTTTTTCAGAATTAATGTCTGAAAATTATAGAGATATGAGTTTTACTTCTGCGGATGCACAAGGTTTTGGAATGATGCGACAAAATACAATGCCGATGCAATCAGCAGCACCGCAAGTAATGCATGACCCGGAGACGGGTAAAACATTTGATGTAGATCCTGTTGTAGCAAAAGCATTGACTCGCGATTATTCAGGACTTATGAAAGCAATTGAAAAGAAAAAAGGTAAATAATGCCATATCAAGTAATTGAACCGTTAACTAATCCGGCAGAACTTATACCATTAGGTGTCGGTTTACAATCATTTACTCCAATTTATTTAACTACAGATCAAGCATTTGAAAATTTAAAAACTTTACTATTAACTAGAAAAGGCGAACGTTATAATCAGCCAACATTTGGTACTGATTTATTAAATATTTTATTTGAACCAAATACTAACTTGATTAAACAAGCAATAAATGATATTATCAAACAACCGGTAGCTAAATGGCTATCGTATATTGATATTGAAGATATTAATATCGTAACATCTGAAGATGATCCGTTATTAAATTATAATGTTTTAATTACAATTTCTTTTTCAGTTGCACAATTTTCAACACAAACAATAACAATAGCCGTCGGTGATTCTGGCATAATAGAAGTAGCATAATTATGGAAATAAAAAAAGATGTTTCATATTTAGGTAAAGATTTTGGACAACTTCGAAGAAATTTAATTGAGTTTTCAAAACAATACTTTCCAAATACTTATAGCGATTTTAATGAATCGTCGCCTGGTATGATGTTTATGGAAATTGCTGCATACGTTGGCGATGTATTATCATACTATGCTGATAATAATCTTAAAGAATCTTTATTAGAACAAGCATCGGAACGTGCAAATATTTATGATTTAGCTAAATCTTTAGGATATCGACCAAAAAATGTTGTCCCGGCATATGTTACATTAGATATATATCAATTAGTTCCAGCGATTGGATCTGGTTTAAATGTACGACCTGATTTTAATTATGCGTTGTCAATTAAACCAGGAATGCGTGTAAAACAATCTGCCGGATCGGCAGTATTTAGAACTTTAGATTCTATAGATTTTAGTTATTCATCTTCAATTGATACAACAGAGGTTACTATATATGAATCAGACGAAACTACAAAATTACCAATTTATTATCTTTTGAAAAAACAAATACAAGCCGTATCCGGTGAAATAAAACGACAAACATTTACCTTCGATAGCCCTATACCATATGATAAAATTGTATTGCCAGATTCGAATGTTATAGAAATTATTTCAGTGACCGAATCAGATGGCGATAATTGGTATGAAGTTCCATTTTTAGCTCAAGATACTATATTTGAAGCTGTTCCGAATTTATTAGAAAATGATCCGGATTTATATCAATATCGTTCTTCAGCTCCAAGTTTACTTAAATTAAGGAAAACTGCAAAACGTTTTATTTCTCGATTACGAAGTGATAATAAATTAGAATTACAATTCGGAGCTGGAATTTCTGATAATAATGATGAAGAAATAATTCCAAATCCTAGTAATGTAGGAAATGGATTAAGTGGTGTTAGAAGATTAGTCGACGTTGATATTGATCCATCAAATTTTTTATATACTAGGACATATGGACAAGCTCCTGCAAATACAACGTTAACTGTAACATATACAGTAGGTAATGGTATTTCTGATAATGTTTCAATAAACGCATTAACTAATGTAGATTTTGTTGAATATGATGAAGATATTAATTCTACAAATAACATTTCAATATTGAATTTCGTAAAAACAACGATTGCTGTTAATAATGCAGTACCTGCTGCAGGTGCTAAAACTGCAGATACATTGCAAGATATTAAAAATAACGCATTAGGTAATTTTGCTACACAGAATCGTTTAGTAACACGAGATGATTATATTATACGTTCATATTCAATGCCACAAAAATTTGGAAGTGTTGCAAAAGCATATATCGTTCCTGATGATCAAATAGCACAATCAGATTTTCAACAAACCAGAATTGCAAATCCATTAGCAATGAATATGTATGTTTTAGGTTTTAATCAATCTAAACAATTGGTTGCACTCAATGATGCAATCAAAGAAAATCTAAAAACATATTTAGGTTATTATCGCATATTAACCGATGCAATTAATATTAAAGATGCATTTATTATTAATATCGGAATTGATTTTGAAATTTCAGTTTTATCAAATTATAATAGCAATGAAACGTTATTGAAATGTGTTGATGCAGTACGTTCAATGTTCGATGTAGATAAATGGCAAATAAATCAACCCATTATTAAATCAGATGTAACTACAACGTTAGCTAACATAAAAGGCGTTCAAAGCGTTGTAGGAGTTAAATTTAAAAATTTATTTGATACCGACTTTAGTTATTCTGGTAATGTTTATGATTTAGATACAGCCACGCGTAATGGTGTAATTTATCCATCATTAGATCCTAGTATTTTTGAAATTAAATTTCCAAATCAAGATATTCGCGGAAGAGTGGTAAGTTATTAGTTCTAGTATATTTATACTAAAAGTATATTATGTTTAGAATATTTTATCCAGAGTCTGATGCTACAGTATACGAAGGATTGGAAACTACTAATACTGGTTTAGATGAGATTTTAGAAATTGGTAAACGTCTAGGTACCGATGGTGAGACTTTACAAAAATCTAGAGCTTTAGTAAAATTTGATAAAACAGAAATTACTGATACGCTATCAAAATATAGTATCAACGTAAACTCTTGTAAATTCGTATTGCAACTTTATACTAGTTATGCAAAAAATCTTCCGGCTCAATATACATTAGAATCAAAAATAGTTGCACAACCATGGACTAATGGAACGGGTTTCTTAAATTCCAATCCTGTTATTTCAAATGGTATTACATGGGCTACTCCGTTCGCATCTTGGTCATTAGACTCACAAACCGGTGCATTATGGATTTCTAGTTCACAACAAATTGATTTAGGAACATCTGGAATTAGAGTTTCTGGCTCAGGTGCCGGCGGTAGTTGGTTATATAGTACGGGTAGCACATCATTTTCTAGTTCATATGAGTATTCATATCAAACTACAGATTTAACATTAGATGTTTCTGACTTAGTTTTAAAATTAATTAGTGGAAGTAATAGTCAATCAATTGATAATAACGGATTCATACTTAAATTTTCAGATGCAGACGAAGCTGATCCTAACGTAACTGGATATATTAACTTTTTTAGTAGAGAAACTCATACCATATACGTTCCTAAATTAACCATGTATTGGGATGATTCTTCATATACATCTGGATCATTAGTTGCTGCAGATTTAGATTCATATACAGTATATACAAAATTAAAACCAGAGTATAAAGATACTGAAATAGTTCGTATGAGAATTTATGCTCGAGATAAATATCCACAAAAATCTCCAACAAATTTATTTCCAATACAAACAGTTAAACGATTGCCAGCAACAACCTATTATGCAATACGAGATGCAGCTACAGATGAATACATAATTCCATATGATAATATTTATACTAAAGTAAGTTGCGATAGTACTAGTAATTTTATTTATGTTGATATGAATGGCTTAATGCCAGAACGATATTATCGTTTAGAATTCAAAATTGTAAGTGGATTTACGGAACAATATATTGATGACGAAATTTATTTTAAAGTAGTTAGATAATGGAAAAATCAAATTTAATGATTTCAAAACCAATTAAAGAAAATAATTTTGTATTAAATAATGCAAAATTAGATTCAAATAAAACGGCATTTTCTAGTACATACCAAAGCAAAGGGATTACTTATAGATCAAATGATCCAGCAGTGGTACAACGAGATGAAGCTGGCAATGTTATTCTTTTAGAAGGAGAAAAAAATCAATTATTACGTATTGAGCCAATTGCTACTAACATAACTACAACTTCAATGTTGAAAGTTTTAGATACCCAATTTACATATTTTAAATTTCCTACTACATATCCAATTGAAACTACATTGGATTTAGATTTAGATATTGACATTAATTTAGATCAAGATTTGAATTTAGAATTAAAATTACCAGTTGCAACTGATCCTAAGAATCAGCCAAATCCATGGGATAGAATTAATACGTCATATGAAAGTGATTGGTTTTATGGAGATATTTTATCTTCCGGATTTAGAGAATTGCCATTTACGGGAGGAACTCAGCCTAGAGTTAATGCATATACTTTAACTAAATCTACAATTGATGAATTACGGCGTTTAGATAAAACTTTAAAATTCACAATACAAACACAATATGTATCAACTTTTACAGAAGGCAATACGGGATTTTCATTACAATTGAATCGTGGAAATATAAAATCATATAGACCATGGCTATTTCCAATACCAGAAATACGAACATTAGCAACTCCGACAAGTGCATATCCGGTATTAGGTTTCGAATTTATTGTAAATGCCGATGACTTAGTTGAAGATGATTTTTATACACTTAATGTAGTTTCCGGTAATCCTGCTTATTCATTAAATGATGCAGCATATTGGAAAATAGAAGTAGTAGACATTCCTGATACGCCGCCATTATTTGGTATAAATGACATATCTGGTGTATATGATATACAAGGTGGTGGAGAAACTGTAACATTATATTCAATTGCAGATGTTCAAACAGAAATAGGAAGTAAAATACCTGGTACGGAACAATTTATATTTAGAAGTAATTAATGTTAAAACAATATAAAAATATAACTGGAAATGAAAATGCTAAGTCATTTTCAGCTGAACGTATTGAACGTACAAAACTTAATTTAATTTCGTATGATTCAGAAGCTGCATATTATGTTAATAATAAAATATTAACTGATGATAATTCTAAATTAGAGTTACATGTTTATTCTGGAGAAACTTGGTTAACTGGTAATCATTCAGTACAAGCAAAAAATTCTGCGGCTAGTGTTCGAAATAAAAAACTTAATAAACAAGTTCCTTTAAATAATACAATTTCAATTGATTTATATGAAGAATTAGAAAATTTAAAATTAACTGCTGGAAATTTTAGATTTGTTGTTAATTTTTTTAAAAATTTAATTGGTAATTTTGATAAACAACATTTGCAGATTGACGAAATATCTCCAGATCGTATGGAAATTCGTCTTCGAGCAATTGATGCAGATGATCCGGAATTTTTACAACAAATTACTTCATACATACAAAACGTTAATCAAACTTCCGATCGTTTTTATAAATCATACTTATTAAATTTTAGTAGAAATCAATGTGCATTATTTGTAAATAGTGTCGTTGTTGGGGAATACTTATATGTAAAGTTAAATGAACCATTATCAGATGAGTTTCAAGTTAATTTTAAATGTTGGATAGTTGAAGAACAAAAAAATGCATACATTGACCGAGTTGCAATTACACCGAAAGCTTTACAAAAACAATTTAATCGTTTAGGAAATCCAAATTGGCAAGCAACTGCAAAATATACTACTTCTAATGAAACCGGATTACGAACATGGACAGATTTATTAGGTTCATCAACTCAAACTTCACAACAAATCGTTGATGCATATTTTTCCGGAAGTTTATCAGGTATAAAATTAAACATAGATTATTCCGATTTCAATAATTTTATTTTTTATAGTTCCGCAACAGAGCGTTTGGAAAATTTTTTATATAAACTTCAACTATTAGAATATTATACATCACAAAGTATTATTGTATCGGGAATTTCTGGCAGTGTTGCAACAACAAATCAACAAGATTTTTTAAACTTAAAATCAAATTTAGTTGGAGGATTTGATGCATTTGAACAATACTTGTATTATCAATCATCATCTCTAGTAACAACATATGAAATTCCAATTGAACCAATAAATGTAAATGTTGCTAATGTTACTGGTAGTTATATCAAACCAGTTCCTAAAACAAATTCAACATATCCGTACATATTAACAGCAACTACGAGTTCACAATTTAAACAATGGTATGATGGCGTATATAGTTCAGCTTCATTATATGATCAATTAAACATCAATGCATTAGTATATGCAATTCCAGAATTTATACGTTTAGATCCGACAAATACAGAAACTGTTACATTTGTTAATATGTTAGGTCATCATTATGATATACTTTATACGTATATTCATCATATGACTCAAATTAATAAACGTGAAGAGAATCCTAAGTTAGGTATGCCAAATGAATTGTTATATTCGGTAGCAAAACAATTTGGTTGGAACTTAACTGATGGAAATCAATCACAAGAACTATGGCAATATTTACTTGGTACCGATGAAGCAGGAACTCCGCTAACTGGCTCAAATAGCGTTGGCGATCCTTCCGTTCCAGGCCGCGATATGACATATACCATATGGCGACGTATTGTAAATAACTTGCCTTATTTGTTAAAAAGCAAAGGAACTAAAAGAAGTGTACAAGCGCTTCTTTCTTGTTATGGAATTCCGCAATCTTTAATTAGTATTAATGAATATGGCGGTCCTAGAATTGAGCGTCCGCCGGTATATGAAAAACTCAATTTTGATTATGCATTAGATGTTAGTGGTTCTGCAGCTGGATTAGTAACTGTAAATTATTCCCAATCATTAGGTGCAGTTGAACTGCGTTTCCGAACAGATGATATCACAGATAATCCTTTGATACCAAACACAATGAACTTGTATACGATAGGTTCTAATACAGTAACAATTGATTTTACTAGTGGTAATAAAGGTAGTTTACAAATCAATGGAACTAGTACGGCTGATTTTGAAATATATAATGGAGAATGGATTTCTACATTGTTACGAACTAGTGGTTCAAATTTACAACTAATTGCAAAAAAATCAAAATATGGAAAAATTGTATCTACAGTAACAGCTTCATCAGCAGCTTTATTTGATGCATCAGGATCGTTAATAATTGGAGGAACAACAGGAGGTAGCCGTTTAGTTGGACAAGTACAAGAATTACGTTTTTGGGCCTCGAGCTTAAATGACGCTCCATTCGAAAATCATACAAAAGCTCCTGCTGCATATGATAGTAATGCAGATGCATATGATGAACTTATATTTAGATTACCACTTACACAAAAAATAAATCATGCACAGACAGGAAGTTTGCCAGGAATTCAACCAGTAGCTTCATCAATATCTGCATCTTTTACAAGTTGGACAAATTCAACTCCATATGATTCAATCGAAGAAACATATTATTATGATGCAATATCTTTAGGCGCCGGTACATATGATGATAATAAAATACGCATTGAAGACAATGAATTAGTTGGCACGTTAGATGTTAAAACTAGAGCAGAGCGTAGTCAATTTGATACAGCTCCTTTGGATAGTAAAAAATTAGGAGTATATTTTTCTCCACAAACAATGATTGACGAAGATATCATTGCACAATTTGGCTTTACTGCATTAGATGAATATATAGGCGATCCGGGAGATACAGATTCAAAATCATATCCGGATTTGATTCAATTTGCACAAACATATTGGAAAAAATATTCTGAACGCAATAATATAAATGATTACATAAAAATGTTTACATTGTTTGATTTATCATTCTTCAAACAATTAGAACAATTACTTCCAGCACGTGCTAGTAAATTAACAGGTGTATTAATTCAGCCTAATATATTGGAACGTAGTAAAGATACAATACTTCCAAAAATTGCACGTTATGATTCTACATTGAATGTAACAATAACAGAAATACAACCAACAGCATCCGGAGATTATTTATACTATACCTCTAGCATTGACGGAAATATTTTATCAATATCAGCTCAAGATGATGATCAATGGCAAATGTATTTAACGGCATCGACTGCTAAAAAGTATGATGGCGTTGCATATTCTCATGAATATTTAGTTTTGTCTGGTAGTAAATATATAACAGGTTCAACTCCGTATTGGTTAAGTGAGGCACTTTGTCCTGCAATTACATCTTCGGTAATATCTGAATTTGCTGAATATAAATTTTATATTTCATCATCAACTACAGCAAGTTATACGCCAGCTGAAACTAGTGATTTCTTTCCGCAAGGTATTGAAAATCAAAGATACTCAGGAACTAAAATGACATCTCCAGCATTTAATGTTAATTCAACGCAAACATATGATGGTGGCCCTGTTGCGGAATGGAGAACAGCTAATCCTAATCAATTAATATATCAAAACCTTGGAGAACAAGGAAGTTTTAGATTAGCATAAAAATTATACTAAACATATTTATATGAAATAAGGTTAAAACATTATGGGATATTTAGATAATTCTAGCGTTACAATTGACGCAATTCTAACATTAAAAGGTCGCGAGTTATTAGCAAAAGGTGGTAATGCATTTAATATTACGCAATTTGCTTTAGGCGATGATGAAATTGATTACTCGTTATGGAATCCAGATCATCCACTAGGAACTGAGTATTATGGTACTATTATAGAAAATATGCCTATTACCGAAGCAATTCCAGATGAAACACAGGCGTTGAAATATAAACTAGTTACATTGCCAAAACAAACAACTAATATTCCTGTGATCAATGTAGGTAACACTTCAATTACGTTAGCAGCTCCGGGTAATAGTGCAGTTATTGCTCCTAATACAAGCAATTTCCAAGGAGGAAATTCTAATTTAGGATATACTGCTATATTGTCTGATTCTACGGTAGCTGATATAACTGTAACTAGAGCATTACAAAATTCAATACTTCCAACTACTCCTAATTTTATTGGAGATAATGAAGATGCACAAAGTGTTGCAGTTGCAGGTTTTGAATTCCGAATTACTGCTAAAACACAAATGCTTGAAGATAAAACTGCAACAATTACGATAATTGGTAATGAGACGGGCGGAAGTGTAACTATCAATTTAACAGTTAAAAAAGTAACAACTGCTACGGCAGCAAATATGTAAGATAATATGAAAACAGAAAATTTCATTGAAACGTTAAAACAACAACCTAGACTAGGTGGTGTTCCTAGATTAAATTTAGGAGCGTTAAATCCTTCAGCTACACAAGTATCTAGAGTAAATGCAGATTTAGTAGCACCAGTACCACCGCAACAAATACAACAAGCAGCTGCTGCAACAACGCAGCAAGTACAACAACTTGCACAACAACTTGCAAATCAGATGGTTGCAGAAATGCAGCAAGCTTCGGTACTTTCTCGTAATGGTAGAACATATACTAAATTTGATCTAGCAAATGATGTTATTGCAAATCAAACCGAAACGGTTACTGCTGGTATGTGGTCTGATGGTTTAGCTAATTTAATAACGCATTTTACATCATCTACGCAAACAACGACTCAACGTAGATATTATGTTGATGTTTTGCATAAAGCCCCTTCAGAAACTGGTTCAGCTGTACAATATTCATTGGCATATGGTAATGCTTTAGGTAGCGGATCTGATTCTCAAGGCCAACTTAATGATTCTCCTAGTAAAGCAATTTATTCACAGTATCGTCAACTTTTATTGAATCCGTCAGATTCGCGTTTTACCACTGCTGGATCTGGTAGTACAGATTCAATTTATGTTATTAATTTTAAACGCAACAGAATGAAAGAGCGTTTAGATGCTGGTAATTTTGAAATTCCATTGCGTTTAATTTCCGGTTCTCGTCCTACGAATGCTACCGGTAGTGTTAATGTATCTGGATCTACATTATTTACATTAATTGATGATTCGGCATTAGCTGCTGCAAGAATTGGAGATTCTGGAAGAGTTTATAATATCGTATCAGGTTCGATTAACGGCGGTGTATTTAATTCAACAGCTCCGGTTTATTACGGCTTAGTTTATCCAGATTATGGAACAATTATATTAGATGGAAAAATGTTAGATCAACAATTAAATTTCCAAACTAATACTGGTTCTAGTTCGGAAGGAAATAATCACTTTGCACTTTTCCATTCTATTTCTGGATCCGCATTAATAACAAATCCAGCAACTGCAGATCCATTTGGCTTCTTAGCTCGTAATTCGGAAAAGGTAACTAGTACACATTATTTCGTACGCGTTAAAAATGCTGAATATAACTTTTCAAATAATCCGTCATATGTAACTGGTAGTGTTGGTCAAATTTCACAAACAACTTTTGTTGGCGACCCTAAAACATATATAACAACAGTTGGGTTGTATAATGATCGTCAAGAATTACTTGCAGTTGCAAAACTTTCTAAACCATTACTTAAATCATTCCAACGAGAAGCATTGATTAGAGTTAAATTGGATTTCTAAAAAACAACAGTAATTTAGCCCCGTTATATTTATATGTATAACGGGGTTTATACTATATGGCAGAATCAAGAATGACATACAATGAAATTGGTTACGTAGGTCCAACTCCTACAGTATTTAAAAAAATTGATTCTAGTGATGTTACAGTTAATCCATTTCAATCATTTAAAACTTGGACAGTATATTCTGGCAGTGCTACTAGCAGTGCATTACCACTAACGGCAATTTATTCTGATACAACAAATTTACCAGCATTAGGATCTGAATTGACTATTAATGATTCTTCAAATATTGATAGTTCATTACAGACTATAACATATTTCTCAGTTAATCATCAATACTATAAATATAAAAAATATCCAGCACAAACTTTCGGACCTACTAACTTAAATCAAACTAAAAAACATTTATATCAGTCTGCGTCAATACTTTCATTTCCACAAATACGTGTCGGCGAAGGAATAAAGCCGGCATCATTTAGATTAACAGGTAGCTATACTGAAGTTGGAGGTATATATGGATCTAGTTCATATGGATCTAGTTCATATGGTAATGTAATAGAATTATATATACATTCAGATCTTTATGGTAATTTGTATAATACTTCATTTAATACACAAACAATTGTTACTAAGTCGTTAATGTATGAAGAAGGATTTAATGAATATTTTGATGCAAATCGTCCGGAATACGTTTCAAGTGGCGTAACATATATACCGGGCGTTACTACAACTACAGGTGTTACTCAATCATATGGATATGCGGCTAATTTTAATGGTAATGGATATATAAAAACAGAAATACCGGGATATTATGATCGTAATCATGATTACGCTATTTCATTTTTTATACGTGCAGAAAATACCGGAAGTAATTCAAATATAATCATAACTAAAGCTTCTAGTTCATTAACGCCACAATATCCATTTAAAATATCAGTTGATACTGCAGGATATTTAGAATACTTTATTTCTGCAAACGCTGGATTAAATTCTGCTGGATTTAATCCTGAATTATTATTAACATCTGCAGTGCCATTAGACTTAGTAAATTACGTTCATGTTGTATGTCAAAAAAGTGGCAGTGTTATGCAATTGTATACTAATGGAACGTTAGAATCGTCAATATCTAGTACATTATTAATTGATACCCAATCTCCATTTACCGCATCAGGCAGAATTGATAATAAAGATCCATTATTCATAGGTGGATTTGAAAGTGGTTCTAATTTAACAGGAACTATTGATGAAATTCGAATATTTAATCGAGCATTAACAGCAACAGAAATTGGATATTTAGCAGATCGTACCGAAGGTGGGTCATTTATGCAAACTAATCATGTAGGTAATGTATTTGCACGACAAGGTATAGCGGTTATTTCAACACCTGATTATCGCTTTCATAATATTTTAAATGCTCCATATACGGCATCTTATAAAAGCACAGTAACTACTTACGAATTAGGTGTTGTTGCAAATGCTGATGCTGGAGATTTTAATATGTCAATGAATTTAACATTGACTGATGATAGCGACGTTACGTATAAAAACTTTGTAACCGGTAGTGCATTTGCTCCGTATATAACTACAATTGGTTTATATGACGATGCTGGTCAGTTATTGGCTATTGGTAAATTAGCACAACCAATACGTAAACGAATGGATGTTGATATGAACTTTTTAGTTAGATTAGATTTAGATAGGAATTTAAAATGATACGTTTGAAACGTTTATTATTGGAAATGTCTGATTCAGATATAAATCGTTGTTTAGATAAAATTAAAAACAAACAATTTAAAATCATTGGCGCCGGAGATAATGGTCGCGTTTATGAAATTGACGGAGAAGATAAAGTTTTTAAAATTACTAAAGAACAAGATGAGTATGATGTTGCAGAGCGCATAGTTAATCAATCAGATAAATTTACAACATTTATTCCAGTATATTATGTTAATGGAACGGATATGTATATCATGGCAAATGCTGAACAATTGTCAGGACGAATGAAACAAGAAGTTGATTCATTTATGCAAGAATTTAATAGTTTTGCTCGAGAACAAGGTGGAGAAGTTTCAATATTTGAATTTGTACAACAAACTGATTCTGTTAATGCACGATTAGATAATTTTTTAAATGCTTTACAACGAGATGTTGAACGTTTAAATATTCCAGAATTTGATTTAGATTTAGATTTCAGATCTGACAATTTGATGACGTGGAATGGGAAAATGGTATTAGTTGATTGGTAATATTTATTATAAAGAATAATATGAATACAATGTTAGAACAAATCATACGACAAACATTATTAGAAGGTGCACCAACTGCTATATTAAAAATGGCACCTAAAAAACAATTTGCAAAAGCAAAAGCTGCAGGTGCTGATTATGCTTTTGCAGTTAGAATTCGAGGAGCTAGTGGTGCAGGAAGTGTTGCAAATTTAGTTTCTAAGGTTTCAGCTAGTAGTAAATTAGAACCAGGACAATCTCCGGACGTTTATTTAGCCGTCGGAGAAGGTAGTAAGTATGCTAAGAATGATTTAGATTACATGTACATCATGTCACAACCTGAAAATAAAAAACAACAGTTAATTAACGTATGGATATTTAAAACTCCGTTTGAATTAAGAAAATATTTTACAGATACGGAAAATCTAGGATCTATTGCAGCTGCACAAAACAGAATCGGAGAAGCAAGATTAATACCAGTACAAGTATATAATACTACATATGCTAAGCCTTTAGGTTTGCCAACATTAACAATTGATTCAGAGGAAGATTTAGAACCATTTTCTAGAACAGGCGATAAAGATAAAACTGACGATACATCTACAAAAAAGATAACAGATATTAAATATCCATATGAATATAAAACAGCTGATGCAAATTATACAGTTTATTCAATTCCTTCAAATACAACAAAGGTCTATATAGAAACTCCTAAAGATACATGGTTAGAAACAGATAAAAAAGAATTAGAACAATTTATAAAAGGTGAAACCCAAACAAAACCTAAATTTAAAATAGTAACTGATAATGATGTTATTGATAAATTATATTTACATGTTTATCAAAAAGTTCCAAAACGAGATAAAACTGATAAAGACGAGCCTGTAGGTGACATTAAGATTATCGATATCATTAATGCAACGAAAACGGAAAATTATAGTATAGTTACAAAAAAATTTCAAGAATTAATGGTTAAACAAATTGAAACGCAGCCTGTAATAGTAGAAATTTTAGGAGATATATATACAGATTTTAAAAATGATATTAATGGCGTTTGGAATGAAAAATCTAGAATTTTAACTAAAGCGTTGCAAGAAAATATGAAAATAGATTGGCCAATGATAGCAACGAATGGATATCCGGATACTATTTTTATTCAACAAATAAAAAAATTAAATACTTGGAAAATAAAAACAGAAGAATCAATACTTTTAATAAAAAATAGAATTAACGAACAAGGATCATTTAATATTAAAAAAATGAAAACCGTTGTTGATACATTAAAACGTACTGGGGACTTAGAACGTGTTATAACAAATCAACCAGAAAAATATGATGATTCTAAAATAAAGAAACCAGAAGATAAAAAGAAAGTTGACAACAATAAAAAGAAACCGGAAGATAAAAAGAAAGTTGACAACAATAAAAAGAAACCGGAAGATAAAAAGAAAACTAATTCAAAATTTCAACCAGGTAAACAATATGAATTAAAATTAAAAACTACAAAATTATATTATTTTAACAATTCAACTAAAAAGTTTTATTGGTCAAATTGGCAATGGTTTGCACCTAGTGATACGCCTATAGAATATGTTTCTACATCGACACATAATAAATCATGGATATTAGTTAAAATTAAAACAAAAAAGTTTTATATTCCGGAAGATAAAATTGAAAGAATAATACCAATACAATAGTTATGCGAAAAAATCACTTCCACAGTGCAGGTAATTCTAAACGAGTTGCAGCACTTAAATACGGTTATAAATCTGGTTTAGAACATACTGTTGCAGAAGCAATAAAATCTACATCATATGATTTGAAATATGAAACAGAAACCATAAATTATATAGTACCGGAGCGTAAAGCAAAATATACGCCTGACTTTGTATTTACTAAACGCAATGGTCAATTCATGTTTGTTGAAACCAAAGGACGATGGACTACAGCAGATCGTACTAAAATGAAACATGTATTAGCATCAAATCCTGGCGTGGATATTCGAATGGTTTTTCAAAATCCTAATCAACGTTTGTCAAAAACAAGCAAAACTACATATGCCGAATATGCATTAAAACTAGGAATACGTCACGTTGCTAAGAAAGATATTCCGTCGGAATGGCTCGAAGAATGTGTTAAATCAGGTGAATCTCCAATCAATGTTAAACGTTTCTTTGAATAAGGTTTGATTTTTAAATTATTTTTAATATATTCATGAAAGATTAATGAAATTTATTTAATTAATAGATTGAATGTAATGTTAATGAAATGAAATCGTTTGATCAGGAATGAAATGTATGTATCAAACATATATTATAATATTATTAATAATTAATTGGAATACTTACAGAATTTCAATATATTATTAATATGAAGAATCTAAAACTATTACAATTATTAGAATCAGTTTTAGGTAAAGGAAAACCTACATCTGGTGATAACATTGCATTCTTCTCTCCATTTGTTTCTCACTACAAACCAAAATTAGAAATCAATATTCAAACAAATCACGCCGGAGAAAATACTTGGCATTGTTGGATATCTGATAAGAAAGGTCGAAGCATTGTTTCACTTTTCAAACAACTCAATTTACCAAAAGAGCGTTTCGAACAACTTAATAGAATAATTGAATCTGCTAAGTATAGAACAACCGCAACTGAAACAAAAACGGCAACAATTCAACTGCCACAAGAATATGCTCCACTTTGGATTAAAAAAGCAACACCGGATTATCGCAATGCAATTCATTATTTAACTAGCCGCGGCATTACGGTATTTGATATTTTAAAGTATCGTATTGGGTATTGCGAAGTGGGAGAATATTCTGGAAAAATAATTATTCCTAGTTATGATGCACAAGGTCAACTCAATTATTTTGTTAGCCGAGCATTTTACAAAGCAGATAAATTTAAACATAAGAATCCAAAAATTTCAAAAGATATTATTGGTTTTGAAATGACAATCAATTGGGCTGAACCAATTATACTTTGTGAAGGGTCATTTGATGCAATTGCAGTTAAACGCAATGCAATTCCACTCTTTGGTAAAATAATTCAACCTGCTTTACAAAAGAAAATCATTGAAGAACGAGTGAAAAACATTTACATTTGCTTAGATGCTGATGCATTAAAGAATGCACTTTCAATTGCAGAACGTTTCATGGCAGAAGGTTTAAATGTTTACTTTGTTGAATTGCAAGAAGAAGATGCATCAGAATTAGGATTTCAAAAAATTACAGAAATTATAGAAAATACTGACTTATTAACATTTGAACGTGTTATGGAGTTAAAAATGGGACTTATATGGACATAAAACGAATTGATGTTGGAATAGATAAAATTGATAAAATTTATCATGTTTCAGATATTCATATTAGAACATTGAAAAGGCATCGTGAATACCGAGAAGTTTTCCAAAATCTTTTTGAATGTATTGCAAAAACGAGCACGGAAAATAGTATCGCAGTTGTTACGGGTGATATTGTTCATAGCAAATTAGATATGTCTCCGGAGTTAGTTCAAATTCTTGTTGAATTTTTTAATGGATTCAAAATACCTACCATTGTTATTTTAGGTAATCATGATATGAATCTAAACAATATGCATCGCGTAGATGCTGTTAGTCCTGTGTTAGATGTTATTCAAAATCCTAATATCATATTTGTTAAAGATAACGGACTTTTTGAATTAGGCGGAGTTACGTGGAATCATATGGCAGTTGATAAGACCCCTGCAGAATACATACGAGCTAAAGATTTTTCCGGTAAATATAAAATTGCACTTCATCATGGTGCTGTTAATACTGCTAAAACAGATATTGGTTATCAAATATCAAATGAACATGTAACTACAGAATTATTTGCAGGACATGATATTACTTTGCTAGGAGACATTCATAAGCCAGCACAATTCTTAGATGCGGAACGTACGATTGCATATCCGGGGTCATTGATACAACAAAATCACGGAGAAGCATTAGACCATGGAATATTGGTTTGGAACGTTGAAGACCGAACTGCTGAATTTGTTCAAATTGAAAATGATTATGGGTATGTTACATTAGAAACTCAAGGTGAAAAAATAGTTTCACATCCACATCGAATGCCGCGTAAACCTAGAATCCGTATTAAATTTAACGGCACTAGTGCAGCAGATATGAAAAAGCTTGTTGCAACAATTCGTAAAAAATATGATGTACAAGACATAACAATTCAGCGAACAATTGAACATGCAAATTCTGCAACTTCATCTAGTTTAGCAATAGGAAATGTACGAGATGTTGAATATCAAAATACATTGCTGTCAGATTATATCGATTCACACTTTCCACAAGCAACTGCAGAAGAAGTAGATGCAATTCGACACATTAATCGAACAATCAATTCAAAGCTCCCAGCAGTGGAATCAATACGACATACAACATGGCATCCTATATCATTTGAATTTGATAACATGTTTTCATACGGTGAAGGCAATGTTATTAACTTTGAAACGTTACAAGATGTGTGCGGATTATTTGCAGCAAATACATCTGGTAAGTCATCTTTGCTTGATGCAATAACATATACTATTTTTGATAAATGTAGTAAAACGGGTAAAGCAAATGAAGTTTTAAACAATAAAAAAACATGGTTCCGCGGAGTATTTCGTTTTGAAATGAATGGCGTTACTTATACAATTGAGCGACGAGGAACACAAAATAAAAAGAAAGAGACACACGTTAAAGTTGATGTTGAATTTTATACTGACGCAGAAAATTTAAACGGGGAAGAACGCAGTGAAACAAATAAAAACATACGTCGTTATTTAGGTACGTATGATGATTTTATTTTAACTGCATTTTCACTTCAAGCTGATAATAACAACTTTATCGAAAAGTCACAAAAAGAACGCAAAGACTTACTTTCACAGTTTTTAGATATTACGGTATTTGAACAACTTTATCAACTTGCAGCAGATGAAATAAAAGAAACAGCAGGTCGTTTAAAGGATTATAAAAAAACAGATTTTGCTGAATTGATTATATCGGCTGATACGATTATATCAGACAATCAAGAAACAATTACCGCATTAGAAGAACAAGAAGATGTATTGCATGATCAACGTAATGCCTTGCAAGAACAGATTGTTGAATTGATTGAAACAAAAATGCCGACAACATATAACGGCCCAGATATCAAAGAATTAAAACGACAAGAACAAGCATTAATCAAACAAATTGAATCCATACAAACAGACATTGAAACTGCAGAACAAGACTTAGAGTCATTGATTGCTAAAATTGATGAACAAGAAACGCAACTTGCAGAATTTAATGTTACGGAATTAAATGAACAAACAAAATTATACTCACAAAAAGAACATTCAGTTAACATACTTTTACAAAAGTTTCGACAACAACAGGAGATAGTAAATGCAAAACAAGAAAAAATTAATCACCTTTCAGACCATGAATATGATCCGCAATGTAAATACTGTACATCTAACGTTTTCGTACAAAATGCAATTGAAGCACAGAATACAATTGATGCGGATAGAGACATATTAAATTCAACCAAACAAAAGATTACGGCATTGAATCAAGAAATTGAAACATTATCGCCAATATTTGAACAAACAGAACAATACAATTCTTTACAAAATTCAATTAAGACAAACAAGATTACTTTGGAACGCAATGAATTGCAACTTCAAATTTTAGAAAGCGATCTTCAAACCCGAGAATCAGAATTAGAAACTGCAATTGAACGACAAGAATCATTTCGTCAAAATGAAACTGCAATTAAACACAATCAAACAGTTGACACTCATATTGATACATGTAAACAAAAAATAACGGCAATATCGGAACAACTAAAAACTATTCAAAATCAAATTAAAAACAATTACGGTGCAATAGAAGTAGCAAAAACACAAAAAGCTACGGCAATGCAAAACTTAGAACGTTATCGACAATTAGAAACGGAATACAAGGCATATGAATATTATTTAGAATCAGTTAAGCGTGATGGTATTCCGTATGAATTAATTACAAAAGCTCTTCCTAAAATAGAAGCTGAAATAAACAATGTGCTTAATCAAATTGTTGATTTTAACATGGTAATGAATACCGATGGCAAAAACATTAACGGATATATTATTTATGATGAAGATAATTTTTGGCCACTAGAATTAACGTCAGGTATGGAACGTTTCATTTCATCATTAGCAATTCGCATAGCACTTATAAACGTATCAGCATTACCACGTCCTAACTTTATTGCAATCGATGAGGGCTGGGGTTCATTAGATGCAGATCATATTTCTTCTGTAGTTAATTTATTTGAATATTTCCGTACTAAATTTGATTTTTCAATTATCATTTCACACGTTGATTCAATGCGAGATATGGTAGATTCATTAATAGAAGTAAACAAGACACAAGGATTTAGCCAGATTAATCATGTTTGATATTTATATAAAAGATATCATTCGGAATGAAACGCAAAGAAACAGTTTATAAAGGTTTAGAATTTATTGATGTTTATTTTGAAGACACATCGGCAACATCGCCAGATTATTTTCAAATAACTGAATTTCCGACACGTTTAACTGCGGGTAAAAACTTATTTAAACTTCGAGGACATCCTAGCAATTTACGAGTTGGCGGAGTATTAAATTTAGAAATTTTAGATTATAATGGTGATCCAATTTATTATGAGATTGTAGATTATATTGATGAAGACAAATCGCGTGTAGTTGCAATTTATATATACTCAGAAACGTCGCCAGGCGATTGCACAATTACTTTAATTTCTGAAGCACAAACAATTAACGGTGCACCGGTACCACAAGAATGGCAAGGTCGTCCCAATGTAAGATGGCGTCGCACAGTCCCTGTCAATCCAAACATATCAAATGACTCAGAAATCATATTTGCTAAATTACCTGAGATAACAGTATCAGAACAAATTGGTGTACAGCTTGATAGAATATATTCCGGCAGTCAACAATTTCCTACTTACACAACCGGACACGTAAGATATTTTGCTCTTAACGGAACACCTGCAATAGAAATATCCGGAGGATTATTTACATCAGATATGTCAACAGGAACAATAACAATAACGTCACCTGTTAATCCTACTCCTACTCCTAATTTCCCGGTGGTTTCCACTCCTTACACTAGTACGATAAAAAAGATATTATCTAGTACAACGGCTTTATTAGATACGCAGTATACGGTTTATAGTAGCCAAAGCTTATCGCCACAAACATATACAGCTTTTGATTATTCTACATTTTCGTTAACATATGAACAAACACCAACGTATGTTGCAACGGAAAATTCACAATCATTTGCCCTTGTACAAATCAAAGGCTTAGACCCGTCAACTGGCGATGTTTCTAGAATCAAAGTTTATACGAATAATAAAGGTACTGTAGGAACATGGGAATTAGTCAATGATGTTGAACTCGAAGAAACGGAAATCTTTGTTAGTAGCACAGCTTCTTTATTTCCAGATCAAAGTATAGGTATTTTTACTTCACAAAGCATAATCAATACGTATTGGGAGGGTTTTACATATCAAGGTAAAACTACAGCAACAGCACCAACATTAACTTGGTCGACTGCATCTTTAAATAATGCAATGTCTATAACAAGTGCCGTAAATATTTCAGCAACAAATGCAGTACATGTAGTACAACAAAAAACAGCTTACGCCGGCGTATTTATTGCAACATCATCATATAAAGTTACTATTGATGCATTAGGAACAAGAAGTAGTGATGGATTGAATCCTCGATTATCAGTATATGTTTCTGGAAGTGCAACGGCTTTCGATTCAACGGATTATTTTAATCAAGAATTTCCTAGGAGATTAGGTAAAAAAATAGGAGAATTAGAAGTAACTTCAGATTCGCAACGTTTCGATGACGTAGTGTTTAATTTTGAAACCGATGCCGATGGGACAGCAAATCTTTTATTTGTAATAGAATCCGGACAATGGCAAATTGCAGATGTACGAACAACTACAGATAATGATACTGGGTATTCACCAAATTATACGCGTATTAGATCAATTATCAATACTCTACATAAAGCAAACAATCAAATTTCCTTTAAAGTAGAATATTATAATGTAGCTGGAGTTAAAAGCAAACAAACATCTTATTTGTATAGTAAATCATGGCAAGGCGGAAATCGTTATATTGATGGCGATTATTCAATGCTTACTGGTTCACTTTATGTCGCAGATTCTTTAGAATCAGGCGTAGCAATTTCAGGTTATAAAAATTCTGGATTTATTAGATCATTAGGATATGAAGGATTTGATGCAGGATTTCCTGGATTTTTATTATGGAGCGGGTCTGCACTTAATGGACAATTATCTAAAAATAATGCACCATATTCGGGTGTAGGATTAGAACTTTATCTTAATACTTCAAGTTATTTTAGATATTCAACTGCCGACAATGAAATTTATGTTGCAACGGATAATTTCTTTTTTGGAAATCCTAATACAACGTATATTAGTGGGAGTAACGGATTATTAGAAATTTCATCTAGCAATTTTCAAATTAAAGCCAACGGCGATGTATCTGCTAGTAATATATTTGTTACTGGTATAAATGAATCATCGGTATTTACAAATACAACGGTAACTGTTACAACCGCAAATTCGTCAAGTTATCTTAAAGCTAGAGGTAGTGGCACCGGTGCTAGTCCATATTATTGGGAATTAGTTTTAGATGGATCAACTGGTGGACAAATTTGTCAAAAAATAGTTATCAATTGCGATATATTAACAGCACCATTCGGTGCTGTCGTTGATAACTTCTTTGCATATAGAGCAATCGGGTCAATATTGATGCCAATATTATCTTCAGCAGGATCTACCGCTATCATTACTATATCATCTGGTCGTACCGTTTATTTTACAGATAATTTTGCATTGGCGTCATTATAAAAGGATAATCATATGGGAGTTTATTTATTAAAACCTGGTACATTTCAAATAACAACTGTTGGAACTAATTCATCTCCATTATCGGCAATGGGTGGGTCAAGTGAGCCATTTTTGAAAACTTTTCATTCTGCTATTATAGTAGAAGATCAAGGTAAAGAAATATCAAAATTTTTAAATACTATTGAACTACAAAAAGAGTTAATTGTTAGCGGTTCATTTTTAATTAATAATCATTTAACTATTAATACCACAGGTACTACTGTATTATCTGTAGCTGATTTAGAATCGATAATTTTAATTGATACAACTAGCGGCACAGTAACATTACAATTGCCAACGACTACACTAGCAACAAAAGGACGAATATATTTTATTAAAAAAATAGGTGGTACAAATTCATTAACTATCAATCCAGCGTCTACAACTACCATCGATGGGGCATTAACTCGAGCTACAACGGATGCATCTGCATCTATACAATTGATGTCTTCTGGCGTAGCTGCCAATGGTTATTACATACTATCTGAATATGGTACTTGGACATAACATATTTATATAAAAAGAAATACAAATGAATAAAATAACAGTACTTTTTCCTGGTGGATTCAAACCATTAACTGGAGCACATTTAGCACTTGCACAACGTTATGCTACACATCCAGATGTCGATCGCGTAATACTTTTAATAGGTCCAAAGGAACGAGATGGAATTACTAGAGAAAAGACAATTGAAATATTCAATTTAATCAATCGCAATCCTAAAATTGAAATACAACCAACAGCATTCAACTCTCCTATCATGGCCGCATATGAATACTTATTTGCATTGCCAGAAAATGAAACGGGTCGTTATGCTATGGCTGCATCTACAAAAGGAGATGATTATGTACGAACAAAAGACTTTGTTCCAAATGTTGATAAATATAAAATGGTCGGCGACAAATCTGGAAGAAAAATACCCGCAGGAGTTGATGCAACGGAATTAAATTTAGATGTAGATCCAATTACATATAAATCAGGAGAACCTATATCAGCATCAACTATTAGAGCAGCAATTGCAAATCGAGATTATGAAACGTTCCGAGCTTCATATCCTGCGCAGAATGATGCTGAAGTAAAAAATATTTGGCAAATATTAACCGGAGTACAAGAAACTGTATTTTCTAAGGAATGGTGGCGTAAACAACTACAAGAAGATGCGGATGCTGTTTATGAATCAATGATGTTTACAAAAGAAAAGAAACGTCATGCAGATAAAATAAGCAAGTTAAAAAACTTCTTAGAAAAAAGTAGAGGCCGAGAATTTGTATATGATTTTGGAGATTTTGAAAAAACAGTAATAGGTGCTTCTTTATTAGAAGGAGTCGAAGCAATAAGCATGATTACCGAAGGCGGTGCCGCAGGACATATGGCTCATCCGTATGATGATCATTCACTAACGTTTGGTGACATGAAAGAAATTGTTGCACGTGCATTAGAAGGACGATTAGATATTGAATCAGCAGTAACAGAAAAAACTGATGGACAAAATATTCAAGTAACATGGAAGAACGGACAGCCTGGATTTGCACGAAATAAAGGAACTGTTATTAATCCAATGACTCCAGATCAATTGATTGCAGATTTCGAAAGAAAATATCAGGAAAGCATTGCAAAGAATGGAGCAGAAGCTTCAGAAGGATATAAACGAGTTGTAGAGGCATATAGAGCTTGTGCAGAAGATTTAACTAGTGCATTAACAAAATTACCACCAAATGTATTGCAACAAACATTTAAAGATGGTCGAGTATTTGCAAACATGGAAATAATTTTTCCTGCAACTAAAAATGTGATATCATATGATAAAGCTCATCTTCAATTTCACAATTTAGTTGAATATGATGAAGCAGGCCAAGTAGTTGAAACTGATTTAGCTGGAGGTGGTATGCTACAAAAAATCATACAAGATGCTAATGCACACTTACAAAATACATTTTCATTTATTCCACCGCAACGCATAAAGATTGGAAGATTAGCAGATTTTGAAGATCAACAAGCAGCATTTTTCAATGAAATAGATCAATTACGTAATCGCTATCAACTTAAAGATACAAATCTAGTTTCTGATTATCATAGAGCTTGGTGGAGCGATGTAGTACGATCTAAAGCACAAGAATTAGGATATGAAATTCCTGATGCAATTTTATCAGCACTAGTAAATCGTTGGGCGTTTGCAGACAAATCAGCAAATATTACTGCACTTAAAAAACAAATCGACAATCCAGAGTTTATCAATTGGGTAACCGAATTTGACAAAAAAGACTTTAAAACATATTACAAACAAAACATGGAACCGTTTGAAAGTATATTTTTACGGCTAGGTGCAGTTGTATTACGTAATGCAGAAAACTTCTTAGCAGCAAATCCATCGAAATCAGTACAAGAGTTAAAACAAGATTTAGCTGAATTGATCAAAGAATTACAAACAACTAATGATATTAATACTATTAAGAAATTAGAACACGAACTACGCCGTATACAAAAGCTAGGTGGGTTTGAAGCAATTGTTCCATCAGAAGGAGTAGTATTCGTATACGGCGGACATACCTATAAATTAACCGGGGCATTTGCACCCGTTAATCAGATACTAGGAGTATTGAAATACGCACGATGATATATTTATAATAAAATTGGATAAATAGATGGCTGAAAAACATAAAAGCAAATACAAAGCACCAAAAGATTTAGAAAAATCTCAAAAACCAAAATCACGTAAAGATCTTAAAGATTATACCGAAGATGACAAAAAAGGTGCATTGAATCCTAAAACTACAGGAGATAAACAACTTAATGTATTACGTAAAACAGATAAAGTCGTACAAGATGACGGCAAAATGTTTCCGAAATACAATGATGATGATCGTCTTTATAAAGATTTAGAAGATGCTGATTATGATCCAAAAACTGCGGCAAAGCGTTTAAAGAAACGTCAAGATACTGAAGAAAAAGAAACGACTGATGTTCTTAAAGATAAAATTGAAAATTTAACAAGAGAACAAAAAGAACGTTTAAAAGATCGTTTAGTAAGAGAATATATTCGTAGAAAAATCAATAACATTATATTAGAACAACCTACGGAAGAGCCACCTGCAGAAGAACCTGCACCAGAAGCTGAAGCTCCTGCAGCAGAACCAGCACCAACTGATGTACCTGCAGAAACACCACCTGCAGATGCAGCTGCACCAGCTCCAGAAGCACCAGCACCTACTCCAACCGATACTGCACCGCCGGCACCAACTGATACCGCAGCGCCTGCTCCAACCGATGCTGCAGCACCTGCAACACCACCAGCACCTGCAGAAGAAACACCTGCAGAAACAAAAAATGGTATTACTAAGGAAATGGAAAAAGCAAAAGGTACAGTGGGACAAATTGAATCGCTCATGAAAGGCATTAATCAGTATTTTAAAGATGCTGATCCTAGAGACATTAAACGTTTTTATAAATTATTCAATCGAGTAATTAGCCGACGTTTATCTATGCCAGCTGAACAAGATTCAGAACAAGCTGATAAAAAATAAATAAAACAAGTTATATGGGAAAAACAAACAAGTTACAAAACGTCAAGGCCATTCAGCAAATGTTGGAAGGCAATCACAAGTTCCAAACCAAGAAAACTGTAGGATTTTCTGATGCTAAAGATGCGGCAAGAAAATCAGAACGGCACGAAATAGGCGATATGTGGGAAGAAACTGATCACGCCGGCAACGTTTGGGTCATTGAACAAAAAGATGGATATCGAGTTCGCAAAACAAAAAATGCAGAAGTATTTCAAGAAATACGAGATTCATTACGTTCATTTCCAAATTGTCGCAAAGACGTATGTACATGTTTAGCACCAAAGCCATTAGATGAAACGATGCGTAAAGCAAATGGTATGTGTTTTGATTGTACAATTGAAATGGAACATGATTTAAAAAAACAAGGCAAATTTGAAGAATATGAAAAGAAACGTATTCATGAAAATGCATTAGCTTGGTTACGTAATGCAGAACAAGATGTTGAAATGTTAAAACAAACATACACACAAGCTTCTGAATTTATTCTTAATAGCGAAGGAGAAACAGAAACTTATGCTGCAAGAATGTCCCCGGAAGAATTTAAAGAAAAAGTAGAAGCAGAATTTGCTAAATTTAAAGAAGATTTTTTAAAACGATTAGATGGAGAAGATGATGAAAACAATTAAAAAATATTGAGCTTTGATACTAGGTGCAATACTAGGAATTTTTGGTATTGTAATAGCCATAATGAAAAAACATGATAATAAACAAGCAGATAAAATAGATCAAAAGATTGATGATAACAATCAACAAATTGATATTTTAACTGGCAAAATAGAAGTTGTTGAAGAACAAAGAGAAGATGTTAAACAAGACATCGAAGAACAAGTTGCAGCAATTGAAGCAACTAAAGATGCAAAAGATGCAATTCAACCAGAAACGCCCGAAACAGTTGCTGATGCAAAAGAAAATATTTTAAATAACATAAATCGACGTGGTAGAAAAAGAAAATCATGAAAAAGTTATTAGTTGCAATATTATTTCCAGCATCATGTTTTACACAAACTATTCCAGATACATGTTTTACTGAAGAACAAATTATCGAAATATCTATGACATTAGATTCGCTTTGGGAAGCGGATAGCATTAATAATGTTTTAATAGAACAACAAGAAAATGTAATTAAAAGTTGTAGAACAATGATTGCATTGGATAGTGTTCAAATTGCATATCAAAAACAACAAATTGAATTGTTAAATGATAATGTTGATTTATATATTAAACGACAACGTCAACTTCAACCAAAGTGGTACGATTCAAAAGGTCTTTGGTTTGGTAGCGGACTTGTTACTGCAATATTAACAGCATTTTCTATTTCAAGTTTAGTAAATTAATATGTCACAGCCTAGTATAAAACAGATCATTCAACAACAGTACACGATGTGTGCTAAAGATCCTGTTTTCTTTATGCGACAATATTGTTATATACAACATCCTAAAAAAGGAAAGATTAAATTTAATCTATTTCCATTTCAGGAAGATTCACTAACAGAATTACGAGATAATCGATACAGCGTTATACTAAAATCTCGTCAGTTAGGCATTTCAACTCTTTCTGCAGGTTTTGCTCTTTGGAGCATGTTGTTCAAAGAAGATTTTAATGTACTTGTTATTGCAACAACTCAAGAAGTAGCTAAAAACTTAGTTACAAAAGTACGCGTAATGCATGACAATTTACCAAGTTGGTTAAAAGGTACAATTGAAGCTGATAATAAACTTTCTCTTAAATTTAAGAATGGTTCACAAATAAAGGCAGTATCATCAGCAACAACTGGTGCACGTTCAGAAGCATTATCGCTATTAATCATAGATGAGGCTGCGTTTATACGTAACATTGAAGAAATATGGATAGCATCGCAAGCAACCCTATCAACGGGTGGTGGTGCAATAGTTTTATCAACGCCAAATGGTGTGGGTAATTGGTTTCATCAAACATGGGCAGATGCTGAATCAAATATTAATGGATTCCATACAATTAAATTGCATTGGACGGTTCATCCGGAACGAGACCAAGCTTGGCGCGATCAACAAACACAATTATTAGGTGAACGAGGTGCTGCACAAGAATGTGATTGTGACTTTATTTCATCAGGACATACTGTTATCGATGGTGCTATATTAATGGATTATGAATTAAAATGTAGCGATCCAATTGAAAAACGAGGATTTGATAATGGATATTGGATATGGGAATATCCGGACTATCAAAAAGATTATTTAGTAGTAGCAGACGTTGCACGAGGTGATGGCGGTGACTGGTCAACATTTCATGTTATAGATGTACAAGACATACGACAAGTTGCAGAATACAAAGGAAAACTTCCTCCTAAAGATTTTGGTAATATGCTTGTAACAGTTGCAACAGAATGGAACAACGCACTGCTAGCAATAGAAAATGCAAATATAGGTTGGGCTGCAATTCAACCGGCACTAGATAGAAATTACGAAAATCTATTTTATACATATAAAGATGACGGTTATGTTGATGTAGATGTACAACTTAAAAAAGGTTATGATATGAAAGATAAGAGCCAAATGGTTCCTGGAGTATCAACAACCACACGTACACGTCCATTAATGATATCAGCTCTTGAAATGTATATGCGAGAACATACTCCAGTAATTAGATCAAAGCGACTCATACAAGAACTTTTTGTATTTGTTTGGTTAAATGGAAAAGCACAATCGCAACAAGGTTATAACGATGACTTAGTAATGGCATTCTGTATTGGTTTGTGGTTACGAGATACAACTCTTAAATTACGTCAACAAGGAATTGAACTTAACAAACGTGCATTGTCTCAATTTCAAAAAACCGATTCAGTTATATACACAGGTAAATCTACAAATCAAAATGATTCATGGAAATGGAATAACGGCCAGAACGATGAAAATTTAACCTGGCTTCTGTAACAAGTTATATTTATATTAAATAATAGATAAATAATATGGCGTCTTTAAGAAAACGTTTACAGAATCTTTTTAGTACAAACGTTATTGTACGTGCAGTAGGAAAAGATAAATTAAAAGTATTAGATACTAACCGTTTACAATCAACAGGTAATTTAAAACAAACAAAAGTAGCTGATAGATATTCTCGTTTACATGGAACGAATCGTAATCGCGTAGGTGGTTATGGCGGATATGATTCAAACTATTACATGAATCAAAACCGTATACAACTTTATACGGATTATGAGATGATGGATAAAGATCCAATCATTAGTTCAGCTCTAGATATTTATGCAGACGAATCAACACTTGCTGATCAATTTGGTGATATCTTAACAATACGATCTGAAAAAACTCAAATTCAAAAAATACTTTATAATTTATTTTATGATGTTTTAAATATTGAATTCAATTTATGGCCATGGATTAGAAACATGGTTAAATACGGCGATTTCTTTTTGAAATTAGATATTGCTGACGAAATTGGAATCATGAATGCTCGTCCATTTTCTAGTTACGAAATAGAAAGAATGGAACAATATAATGAAGCAACAGGTGAATATGAAATTAAATTTCGACACGCTGTATCAGAACAAGTTCCATATGATGTTTTTGAAATAGCACATTTCCGTATGTTATCAGATTCTAACTTTTTACCATATGGTAGATCAATGTTAGAAGGAGCTCGTAAAGAATTTCAAAAACTAACAATGCTTGAAGATGCAATGTTAATTCATCGTATAATGAGAGCACCAGAAAAACGTATTTTTAAAATTGATATTGGTAATATTCCACCAAATGAAGTTGACACATTCATGGAACAAATTATCAATAAAATGAAAAAAATTCCACACGTTGATCATAATACCGGCAATTACAATTTAAAATTTAATCTTAACAACATGTTAGAAGATTATTATTTGCCAGTTCGCGGAGGTCAGTCAACAACATCAATTGACACATTGCCGGGTATGACATTTACAGGTATGGATGATATTGAATATGTTAAAAATAAAATGATGGCTGCACTTAAAATTCCTAAGCCATTCTTAGGTTATTCAGAAGCAGTTGAAGGTAAATCTACATTAGCATCAATGGATATTCGTTTTGCTAGAACCATTGAACGTATTCAAAAAATTGTATGTTCTGAATTATATAAAATTGCTGTAATACATTTATACGCACAAGGTTTCGAAGGAGAAGATTTAGCTACATTTGACTTAGAATTGACAGCGCCATCTATCATATATGACCAACAAAAAGTTGCATTAATGACTGAAAAAATGACAGTTGCAACGGCTATGAAAGATTCAAAATTACTTTCAGACAGATACATATATGAATTTATATTTAATATGTCAGAAGATCAATGGTTGCAAGAACGAACAAATGTTATTGAAGATCTTAAACTTAGATTCCGTCAAAATCAAATTGAACAAGAAGGAAATGATCCTGCAATAACTGGAGTATCATATGGAACGCCACACGATTTAGCAACCGTGCATATGTCATCATCAGAAGTAGAAGAAAAAGATCCCGGCGGTCGTCCAAAAGAAGGAATTAAATTTGGTCAGCATAAAAATGCATTTGGGTGGGATCCTATAGGAACAAAAGGAATTGATCAAGAATTAGATCCTGAAAATCGCAAGTCAACATTCACTCCAGACCCTCGATTAAGAACACGTCAAAATTTCTTTAGAACGGAACAAATTACCAAGAAAATGGGTAAATCAAAAGAAGCAAAACTTATTAAAGAATCACTAACAGATTCAACAACTGATCCAGATGCAGGAACAATGTTAGATGAAAACAACATTTTATAATTTTATGTATATTTATATCAAAAGGCGCCGTACAGAAATATGAAAAAATTAAAACATTCGAAGTACAAAAACACGGGCATTCTTTTCGAAATGTTAGTAAGAAAATTAACATCGGAAACATTATCATCAGATAAGTCAATTACTATCGATATAATTAAAAAATATTTCGGTAAAAATACGGAATTAGCAAAAGAATTACATTTATATAATTCACTAGTTAAAGAGCAGTTTAAATCAGAAGCACGTGCAATTGATTATGTTAATAATGTAAAAGAAGCATATAAAAAATTAAATCAAACAACACTGCGTCGTCAACGATATAATTTAGTAAAAGAAATTTCTGAAAACTTTGTATTTGAAAATATGTCTAAAATACATATTGCAAATTATAAAACATTAGCTTCAATTTACATATTGTTTGAATATGGCGAAACTGCATCTACAAAACAGTTGTTAGAATGTAAGAATGTTATTTTAGATCATATGATGTTAACGGAACGTAAAATTGAAGAAAAGGATCCAATCATTGAATCTTTCTCTAAACAAGAAAAAGCAATGCGTTTATTAACATATAAATTAATGATTGATAAATTCAATAGCAAATATTCTAGTTTAAATGAATCACAAAAACAATTGTTAAATAAATACATTACCAATGTTAATGATACAGAAGCACTTAAAGAATATATTCAAAAAGTAATTCCTAGCTTAAAGAAAACATTGGCAGAACATGCAAAAAAAATTACAGATAAAGTAACGCAAATCAAAGTGCAAAAATTATCTGAAATGCTTTGCAACGTAGAAAACATGAAAAAAATTAAAGAATCTCATGTATTATCTTTGTTACGATATATGGATTTAGTTGATGAATTAAAAGAGGTGCATATATGAATTCGTTCTTAAAAAGCATAGAAAAACGGTTTACTTTATTAAATGAGTCTATAGATTTAGATGCAAATACTGAAGAACAGGATGTTTTTGAAGAAGATGAATTAGAAGAACAAAATACGACAGCCGCTGTTGCTGGATATGATATACCCGCTGCATTTAGTAAACGAGGTGCCGATGATGATACTGTCGAAGCATTAGGATATAAACGCGTTAAACGAAATGAATCAGTTAATACGCCTCCAACATATAAACTAGGTATTACACAAAAACCAGAAGCGGATGAAGAAGAATATACGGATAAGTTTCTATTTTCTGATGATTCAAAATGGCAACATAAAAATTATGATTATCCTTCTAAACCATATGCTAAATCATATAAAAAATATTCAGATCGAGCTGCACATGTAACAGAGCCACAACAAGTTCAATATGATTGGTCGGGGGTGAAAAACAAAACAGATAAAGTATATGAAGCAATGGATTCTAAATATGAAGAACTTATTGAATCATATAAAAGATTTGCAACAGGAGATTCAAAATCAACACCAGAACAAAAAGTAAAACATACAATTAAAGAAGTTGCTAAACGTTTACAAGAAGTTGAACAGCTAGTTGCTAATACTGCTAGATTAAAAATAGAATCTGGTATGAGTAGAGATGGTTATGGAAAATCCGTAAACACTGCATTAACAAAAATATCAGAACGATTAATAAAAATTTCAGAGCGAGTAAGAGCATTAGGAGAATAATATGAACAAGCCACTACTAGTAGAATATATGCCATTTAAGCCTGTTGGTTCACTTAATGAATCAAATGGAGCTGCATATGGAATACCTGGAGGTTTCGTAGTTCAAGGAGTATTGCAAAGAGCAGGAGCAAAAAATCAAAATGGTAGAGTTTATCCTAAACCTATTTTAGAAAGAGAATGTCAACGTTATCAACGTGAATATATCAGTCAACATAGAGCATTAGGAGAATTAGATCATCCAGAATCATCAGTAGTTAACTTGAATAACGTTTCACACAACGTTTTAAAAATATGGTGGAACGGCGATGATTTACTTGGAGCAGTACAAATACTAGATACGCCATCTGGAAACATTTTGAAATCTTTATTTAAAGCTGGTATTACTTTAGGTATTTCAAGTCGCGGATTAGGTTCAGTTAAAGAATTACGTAATGAAGGTGTAGTAGAAGTACAAGAAGATTTTGAATTAATTTGTTGGGACTTTGTATCTAATCCTTCAACGCATGGGGCTTTTATGCGGCCTACGAGCATGAATGAATCAACAAGCAAAAATATACAAACAAATAAATACGGTCGCGTAAATGATATTATTACATCAATTTTATGCGATGATGGAAAGTGTAGGATATAATGAATATGAAAAGTAAATTGCAAACATTACGGGATTTGCTGTATGAAACAGAAACAAAGAAAACAGTATTTTCTGAACAGCCGGAACCTTTAACAACTGAAGACAAACGTGCTTTTGCGGAATCTTTAAAATCATTTTCTCAATTAGGAGAATCTGTTTATGGTAATAGAAACTTAGAAGAAATTACAGAACGAATATCTAAAATGGTTGAAACTGCAAGTCGTATGGTTACGGAAAAAGAAGATGTAGTTGATTCAGTATCTGCAAGTCGTCATATGAAACATGTTTCTGCGGCATTAAATGAATTTAAAAAATCAGCTGCAGAAATGATGATTCATGAAAGAAGATTAGCAGCAGCATATGAAGATATTGCAGAAGGTCTTAGCAAATACTATAAAATAGATTAATTTGGATTTCGTAAAAAAGATTCTTATAATAAAGGTGAATGATGAATGTATTTAAAAAATTATACAAAGACTTTTTCGGAATAAACGAGCAAACGACAAAAACAAAAGTAACAGTTCCAGGTACTGATCCAAAACAACTAGATCAATTAAAAGCATTTAATCAAGAATTGACTAAAACTAAAGATTTGCTTAAAATGGGAGAAGAAGAAATTGATGAAGCACAATTGGTTAATAACATTACCGATTACCGCGGAGGAGTTGAGTACGTTCTTCGAGACCCTTCAACTGCAGAAAGTGTAGCACGAGAAATTGAAGAATGGACTGCTAAAAAAGGATTTACAATTGTAACTAAAAAAATGTCTAAAACAGGACGAGTTGCATATTTTTATTTTAGATTAGGACAAGACCCTGCATTAGAATCTCAAAAATTACAAGGATATTTAGCACAGAAGCCAGAAATTAAACATTTTAGATTTAACGTAAGACAACAAGCAGCACCACAAGTAAAAAGACCACAAGGAAAAATTTAAAACAAATATATGAATAAAAAACAAAAACAACACCAATCAATTATTCCAGGAAACCCAACCGCAGTAAATGTAACGGGAACTCAAAGAGAAGATTTAGCATTTGCATTGAAAATGTGGAAACGTAAAGTTAAAGACTCTGGAGTATTAGAATCAATTAAAGAACGTAAAACATTTACAAAACCTAGTGTTGCTAAAAGAGCAGAAAGAATTGATGCTGCATATCGACAAAGAATGCAAGACTTAAGAATGAAAAATTAAATTTTCTTAAAAAAGATTTAGGCCCTAACAAAAAAGTTAGGGCTTTTTTACTGTTTTTTATTTTAGCTCTATATTTATTTTAGAATACGCTATTCACTCTATATAATATAGCGTCGCATAAATTATTTATTCTTATTAAGATTCTCAATAATCTTATTTCCAAAAAACAAAATTTAAGGGGAAAACAAATGGCAAAATCAGACTTGCTAAAAGAAGCAATCGCAGATGCTAAAGCTGTTAAAGAAACTGCATTAGCAAACGCAAAAATTGCATTACAAGAAGCATTTGCTCCAAGAATCAGAGAAACGCTAATGGCTGAGCTAGAAGGCGATTTAGAAGATGAAGAAGCAACAGCAGATGTAACTGCAACACAAGAGCCGGTAGGCGATGAAATGGGCGGAATGCCAGATTCAGTAAATGTTGGATTAGATTTCAATGACGATGGCGAATATGATCTAACTGGTATAGTTGGTGGAAGTGATGAAGAAGTGGCAGACGAAATGCCAGCAGAAGAAGAACCAACAGCAACTCCAGATGACATGA